AAGTAAGTAAATAAATAGGTAGATAGATAGGTAAATAAGAAAATACATATATAAATATCAATTTTTATGGGAAATGTTTGGTAGTATGAATTATAATTCTTAAATTTGTAACCGAATACTAAAGTATTGACGTACTTTAGTATTTTCGTACTAACATACGTCCATATGCAGGTACGTTAATAAGTAGATACGTTAATACGTATATATAAACGTAAGTAATTACATTTTAAAACTTAAAAGAATATGGAAAGACTCAGAGAAGTTCTCGCCTTTGTCAATCATAAAGGTGGAGTAGGTAAGACAACAACAGTACAGAGTTTGGCAGCAGGTTTGCGCCTTTTTGGTAAGGGAAAGTTCGGCGAGGATGCTGACGGTCGCAAGCGTTTGCCCCGTGTGCTCATCATCGACCTCGACCCCCAGGCGTGTGCTTCGTTTCTCTTCGGGTGGAGTGAAACTCAGAATGTAGGCAAGCCTACCGTTTATGATGCGTTGGTACAGCAGAGCAATCTGCCCATTTACCAAGTACGCGAGGGCATTTACCTTGCTCCGGCAGCTTCACAACTTATATCCATCGAACCATTCTTAAACCAGAGAGCAATGCCACGCAAGGCACTTTATAAGTTGCTCGCAAAACCACTGAACGAGTTAAGCGGTACGGAACTGGCTGATGAAGGCGTGACGACCGTTACAGAAGCCTTCGACTACGTGCTGATAGACTGTCCCCCTGCCATGTCGTTGCTCACGTACAACGCCCTGACAGCAGCCACAAGCGTAGTTTTACCGGTGCAGCTTGAAGTGTTGGCAACAAAAGGTATTGCCGAGATTATCAATGCCATTCAGGAGACACGTGAGGATCTGAATCCAGAACTTGACATTCGAGGTTTGTTGATGGTAATGAGTAACGATCAGACTAATGCCACCAAGGAGTTTAAGGCGTACCTTGGCGAGAAGTACCAAGACTATATGTTCGACGCATACACACGCCGTGACACTAAGATGGTGGAAGCTCAGGCTATGCGCAAGGACATCTTCGAGTATGCTCGATACTGTAGGGTAGGGCAGGACTATGAAAGATTTACCAAAGAGATAATCAATAGTTTTAACGTATAAAAAATATAGGGTATGGCAAGAGAAATGACAAAGAAGACGAAACGTTTCAGTCTTGAGGAGTCTGACGCTATCGAGGAGAACGAGCGCATATTGGAATCTGGCAGTCAGCAGCGTAAGGAGAACAGGGAGAACAAGGAGGAAAATACGGAGCAAGCATCGGTGTCGGGCGAGAACAAGCCAACGATGAACACGACAAAACCTGTTGCCCAGCCTATTGCGAAAGCCACAAATGGCATAGTAGTTGATGTGCCCATCGACGATTATATGGGTCTGATGCAGATGAAGATTATGACCCGTCGCACACTCAAAGACCTTGCATTGCAGGCGATACACGAGTTTGTGGAGAGGAATAAATAAGATGCACGAGGTAAAAGAGTTTAGTATTATTTTACCTAATGCTAAGATAAGCAGGTAAAATCTTACTAAATCTTTTTACCTAAAATATGAGGTACTAATATGTTTTACCCAAAAGATAAGAATCAGGTAAAATCTTACTAAATCTTTTTACCTATATACTAAATGCTTTTACCAAACAATATAAATAATGATATAATTAAAAAATATATTTCTTTATATATATATTATAAATACGAAATATAAGTTACTGATTTTCAACGTTTTTATTACGAGGTAAAGAAAAATAGTTAGTAAATAGGGAAAAAGAAATAGTAAATAGGTAAAAGACTTTAGTAACTTTTTACCTCAAAGGAAAGAAAACAATATGGAGAACGAAAAGAAGTTACCGCAAAAATGGATCAATACACCATTTGCCTTTACAAGGCTGAGTAGAAACCTGTCGCTGTTGCAACAGGCAGTGTTGGTGAAGGTGAGTGAGCAGCTCCAACCATTTATTAAGGAGTTCTTTGGTTCTGATTTGGCTAAGTCGAAAAAAGTGCCCAAAGCTCTGTTTTCTGAGGCAGTGAAAAATTCGGGTGTAACACAGATATATATATCCTATGCTGAGTTAGGCGTACCAGAAAACAATTTTTTTGCCGTGAAGCAGGCTATGAAAGAAGTGTTGGATGTAAAGGTGGAAGGTCCGAGGAAAAACGAGGATGGCTCTATGGGTATGCACATGTATAATGTATTCCTAAGCGGTGAGACCTCTATCAAGAATACGGGTGTTGTGTTTGGACTCAATCCACAAGTGATAGATCCCGACAAGCATCTCTATGTTCTGGACTATGCCTTCAATATGACCGAGGGTTACGTGTCGCATCCTGACAATATAGCCTTGATTGGCGAGGTGGCACGTATGCCGATGATATATTATATTCTGCGTGATGCGAGTGGCAATAACTGGAAGGAGCGTTCCATACGGCTTACGGTCAGTAAGATTAAGAAATATTTGGGTATGTTGGAGTTTAGCGGTGCCGAACTCGTGAAGGAGGCTTATCCTAAGTTTTCGCAGTTCAAGAAAAACGTGCTCGATAATAGTATTGCCGACATCAATAGACTGAAGCAGTTGGGACAGATAGATGTGTGTATCAGCTATGAACCTATATACAATGGCAAGCGCAAGGTTGGTAATCCGGCATTTATAGAGTTTACAGTGTATGACACAATCGAGCAAATGCAGCAAACTCTTACGAAAAAACAACAAGCACAGCAGTCGGTGTCATTGTTTGACGAAGCCGAGGTAATCAAGCCAGGCGAAAAGGAATGGCAGCAGCTTGTTACTATGCTCCATGGTGAGATAGGCGAGGAGTTGCAAAAGGTGGAGTTTGTTTCGTATGATGGCAAGACCGTTCTTATTAAGTCGAGTAGAGCGCAATGTCAGAAGATAGAGAAATGCTTGACCGATGATGTTATTAACTACATAAAAAAATGCTCGAAGCAAGTGTTTGGCAAAGTAATTGGATGGAAATATTCCTTGTCGGATAAATAAAAATAACACCGTTTACCCTTTCCATAGGGTAGGCGGTGTTTTTAGTATGTCCTGTTTGTGTCGGCGACTTTTCCTAATTTTGTACGCAGAAACCAACAAGACATATATATGGGAAAAATTAAATCAGTTATGTTATGGCTTATAGCTATAATCATGTTTGTGAGTTGTGCCGCCTCCCATAAGGTGGAGCAGGGGAGTAGTGAGCAACAGCGCAATAGTGTCGTAGCCATCGTTAAGGACAGCGTGGTGAAGTCAGAGACGAGGGCGGACAGCAGCGCCGTTACAGTCACGGACGAGAATCACACATCTGGCACCATGACCGACAAGGGTAGTAACGAGGAGACCATCACCGAGCGGGTTACTGAGAGCACGGATGCCAAAGGTAACAAGACTACCACCACCGACCGAACCATACACCGCAAGGGCGATTATGAGCACAAAGCCACATACGAGGCACGACTGAAGCATCAGAAAGAGACAATATTACGGATGCAGCACACGATAGATAGCCTTGCGTTGAGCAACAGACTGAACGCGGGTACCCATTGGGCAAAGAAGGACAGTACTAATGTGGTGAAGGAGAAGAATACAAAGAATATAGAGCGAGCCGTCGAAATAGCGGCCATACATCTTGCTCTGAGTTTAGTTATCATATTTGCTATTATTTTTTGCACATGGCTTTATAATAAGAATGATAAAAAATAAAAAACTATGAGCAGAAAGAAACAAGATTTTATAAAAAACACCGAGCAACCGGAAGTCACTTTGCAAGACTTTGTTATTCCTGCAAAGATAGAAGCCTTCTGCGAAAAATACAAGCCTCTCGAACATTGGCGTGAAGATTGCGATATGTTTACAGATTATCAGCTTCGCACATACTTCAAGGCAGTAGTATGTCCGCTGGGTGATCCGTTGGCTTTGTATATTCAGGAGTTGGCTATGAAGGGCTTCAAGATGAAGGACGATGAATGTGGAGAGCCAGTCATCTACGCTGCGCTAAGGTAAGTTTTGAATTGTTTAATTATGAATTTGGAATATATGAAGAAACCTCATTATTATTACAAGATTTCGGCTACATCAAATGTAGGACGAGACATTCAGACGTTTATGCACCGTTGTCAGGAATCAGAAGAAAAGGCGCGTAAATGGGTAGAAAGACAAGGTGCGAGCGGCTATTACGAGTCACCAGAAGGCATGGCAGGTGGAGTGGGAGCCGTGGAGTTTGCCGACACCACCGGACGTGACGGCTGGGATAAGGAAGTGTCGCCCGACGGACGTGTGTTCTTCTTCCCTATCGAAGGCACCGACTTGGAGAAAGAGATGAATGCCCTGCCAGTCGTGAGTGAGACAGAGCTGTTTGGCATACTCAGCCTACAGCCGAAACGCACGAAAGACAACCTACCATTGCCCATGACATTTGGCAACAGTACACCCATCGTGTTCTTGCATCAAGGATATTGGTATGCTGACATGCCGTATGTGAGTGCTGACATGACACTCACGAATATAGAGGAAAAAGAGTTTTATCGTCGCAAGATGGCGGCTATAAATGAGCAGAAATAAAGTATATAAGAAGTCGAATGTTTTTAGTTTTATAGCCAAAGTTAAATAGTTTTTAGTATAATGTCGTCAGTCCGAGAGGATAGACGACATTTTTATTTGTGCAATTCGTCGGCGGCTATACCACAATCTATATGTGCTGCGCATTGTTGCTCAAGGTCTATAATCTTTTGTTGTAGTTCAAGAGTTTTGCGGCTAAGTTCTACAATCTGCACATGCTGTTGCTCTATAATGTCGAGATAGCGCATTCGCTCACTATGCGTAACTTCTTTCTCCTTTATATCTTTTTTAGCATCAGAATCGCAAATATTGTGTTGTAGATTTATACTCTTACAATATTTTGGCAGATTTGACGGAATATGTATATCCGTGCGAGGATCACCTGTCTTGATACCCGTTTTTCGGTCGTTTTCAATCCATCCACCTGCAGGTTCTATCATAGCTCCAGGTGGAATAGAAGTAAATATTGAGTCGTCATCGGCATTAGCATCGAAGAAAAAAGCGGTTATAGGCACATTATATCTATTACAGAATTTCATCATCTGCGTTAAAGGCATCATTGTTACGCCTTCCATCCAGTTCTGAAGAGTACGGTAGTATGACATCTCCATTTCTGCAAGTACATCGTATCTTTTTATTTTAGGATTTGTCTTGAGCCAATCCCTTAAAAATCCATAGTTGTAACAAAAATTAAAATTTTTCATAAGAGCGTTGTTTTAAGTTAGTGATATTTCTTGTATTAAATTTAATATTATGATACTCCAAACATTTCTAAATGTTAAATTATAGTTTAATATTTGGAGAATCCAAACATTTAGTCTAACTTTGTATCCAAAATTAAAAAATATATTTGTAATGACCAAAGAAATCTTGAAAAAAATATGTGATGGTGGTTTTTTAGATGTTGACGATATGTCTGTTGATGCTAAAAAACGTTTGTTTGTATTGATGAAGCATTATGGTATGCCTCAGAGTACATCTTATCATCGTTTTTTTAACAAAGGTTTTGATAAATGGGAAATATTAGGTGTGACCTATATTAAAAATAGTTTTCTCCTAACTTCGCTTAGCGGAAAAGACACCAAATATAAAACTGATGTGGAGGGTAGTCGTGGTTATGGCTATGTGCTGTCGCTTGACCCTGCTTATAACAATAGTAAATTTTTCGCTCTTGTAACCCAACAAAAAATGGGTGTTAAGTTATGCAATTATATGGCGGAACTTGGCATGGCTTCACAGATGACTGTTCGGACTCGCTTTAAGGCTGACGATTGGAAACCATGGGAACTAAAGGGTATTAAGAATATACTCGAAGACTTTGTAAAGTCAGAAACGAGCGAATAAGCAGAAACTACTAAGGCTATTTTAGTAATAGCTATATTATGTCAAAACAAATAATATGAACATGAAAACTTTAGATGTTACTTTCGATTTAGAAACGTGTTCGTTGCAACCTACTGCAGCGGTGATGAGCGTAGGTGCGGTAGCTTGGGATAGAACTGCTCAAGACGTGCCCTTTAACTTACCTCTTGCACCAGGTGTACAGACAGAGTTCTATCAGCATGTTGATTTGCGTTCTGCATTTCTGGACGGTTTTACATTTGACCAGTCTACTGCTAATTGGTGGGCACAACAAAATGATGAAGCTAAAGAGGCTTTGCTCGAAAATGATATTATTCCGCTTCAACCCTTGAAAGAGGTTGTTAAAAATCTGTTCGATATGATAGTCGAATTATCAAAACTGTCAGGAGTTGACGAGGTTTATCTCTGGGCACAAGGAACAGATTTTGATGTTGCTATATTGCGTAATATAGCTTATAAGTATAATATACCTATTCCTATAAAACATACGAATTATCGCGACCATCGAACATTTTTTCTTGAGGGAGCTCGCATGATATGTGATGTCGATAAAGTGAATTTTGATACGCATTCGGCATATAAACTTGTAGATGAGTATAGTGGTAATGGCTGTGGGCATGATCCTATTTTTGATTGTAAGCGTAGTATTTATTCAACATGGCAGATGATGAAGCACTTACAGTGTTTTAAAATGCAAAAGTCTAACGATGCCTAACCATGAGTATCTGAATTACCCTTATATCCCCAATCGTCGAAACAAAAGACAAGGCCGGCCTACGCATCGGGAATATCTACACCGCATCTCCTATACGGAGATAGTGCGCGACTATGACAGCGACAACAAAGTGTTGCTCTTTCATGCTCCATTCGACTTAGTGAAGGATGTGTGTCAGAAGTTGTTCACGTTGATGCAGGGCAATGTAGGGGATATAATAATAAGGAACGAGCATTCTTGCCGAGTAAAAAACGGCAAATGTTATTGGCGTGTGGCTGTGGAGATAATCGACCTAAACGAGAGCTTTATTTCGTTCAAGGAGTTTGTGCTGATGCTGATTAACTGCATGAAGAACTTGGCTAACTGCACAATCCGACACTTTCGCACGGAGACGTTTCTGAACTTATAAATAACAAATGTAAAACGAAAAATAGAAAGATTTTGGTGGCGATGGAGGTTCGCGGTAACGCCCTCTAAATAAGGTGTGTGGTTGAAACGGATAAAGCGTTGGACAACCATCTTTCGAATAGCAGGGACATCACCACTGGTCTTTCTTTTTTTAAAAAAGTACAAAGGACAGCATGGCGATGGAGGTAGCGGCAACGTCTTCCTATGAAGTAAGCTACCCCAGTAAGGAACTAAGTGCCTCGGAAACTGGTAATGCTGAAAGAAGTTTGGCACGTCGCCAGCTGTCCCTTTTTAATAATAAAGGAAAACTATGTTCTTTCATCCTATCATAAATCGTCTCGCCAACATCGATCTGCACCTTCTTGTGAAGCCTGCAAACGAGCAGCACATCGAAGGTCAGACCGCGTGCTTCTGCCCTATCTGCAAGAAAGGACAGACCGCGGATGCCGATGTCAAGCAGACTCCCCACTTTATCATATATGAGAATGAGCGAGGTGGACTTTATTCGGGCGTGGGCGTTGACGACAACCGAATGGCAGAGCATGGTGCCGTAAAGTGGAAATGCACCCACACGGGTAAAACTGGCTACGGAGCGATCGAGTTGTACGCAGCTAAGATGAATCTTCCAATGCACGGATATAGTCTTCAGCGCATTTGTCAAAGGCTCGTAAGGGATGTGTATGGCGATACCGACGAGGTGCGCAGTGCCTTCCCCGAAGTGTTTGCGAAGATGGACTACCGTACTCAGGCACAGCAGACTATCGAGACGTTCTCCTTTATGCCGAAGACCGACTTTTCGCCACAAGAGCTTGCTGCTCTTGGGTGTGAGGTGACGCTTGACAAAGGATTGCCTCACTTCGGCTTTGGCAGTACGTTTACGCCCGACATGCTCAACAAGGACTTCCGCATCTATTCCCTTCTGAGCGTGACGCTGCCCGATGTGATACGCGATGGTCAGCACGTTAGCGAGATAATCCATGGCACGCCCTGGAACCCGCTGTTCGTATGCTTCGCCTCGCAAGAGATAGGTCCGCAGAACTCATACGGATGCTTCTTCCGTCCGGCCATGGCAGGAAGTGAGCCGATAGTGTTCTCTACTGCCGAGGAGCATAGCGTGAGGAAGGTGAGCAAGTGGCTCATGGGCGACAACGTGTTTGTTCACGCGATGGATAATCGCAAAAGCGATAATACAGCCGTTCATGCTGCTATTGCTAAGTACGACCCCGAAGAGAAATACACCGAGACTCGTGAGGAATGGGAGGAGAACGAGACCAAGGACGGAAAACCGAAAGGTACGTTCAAGAAGGTGGACGTAAAAATCCCCACTGCCGAGATAAAGGCTCGTAATATCGTGTTTTGCCGCACACCCGAAGACGCATTGAGCGTGTATTATGCCATGCGTTCTTTGCGCTTTGACAAGGCAGAAGACCAGCACTTCCAAGACTTCTGTTGGTATCATGTGGCGTTTTCTATCGGACGGAGAAGCTTCTGGTATATCGAGCGTGGCGAATGGAAATGGGAGAATCTTGACTTTAGCGGTGTACAATATCAGAAGATGAACCGCTTTGCCGAGCACGTCATAATTCTATACCCCAACGACATTGCCTCACAGCGCGACTGCGGAGCTATATGCACCAAGTTTAGCTCATTGTATTATGCAATGCTGCCCGAAGGTTTCCGCTCACATTATTGCCGACGCTGGCAATGGCTATATGGCTGCTCTCCCCGAAGTGTGCGCGATTATCTGCTGACGTACACCATGAATGCAGAAGAGAACTTTCAGTTCGACCACGACCTTCGTCTTCCGCTCTACTCCCGATTGCGTGGAGCCAGAAACACGGAGCCATTTGAGATAGAATATCCGCGTGACTCTCGAAGTGGAAAACCTAAGCCACCTACCTGCAAGGTATCGCCTACGCGATTGTGGCTCTTTATGACCGCTCACGGATATTATCGAATGATAGACCCCGAGAGCACCGACCTCGTAGGACAGTATATTCACCTGAACAAATGCTTCGTGGAGTATATTGATGCAAAGAGTATCATGCAAGCTGCAAAAACTTTATTGATGGACTATGTGGATCAGGCTTGGCGGCACAACGATAATGAGCGACGTATGATGTCCGATTGCGCAAACATGATAGACAAGACGTTTAACGAGAAGTCTGCCGGAGGTTTGCAGAGTATGGTGATAAACTTTGCTGATGCTTTTGATGCCAAGACGGAGTATTTTTACTTCAACAATGTGGCATTGAAGATAACGCCCGATAGAATATATCCAGTGTCTTACGACGACATCAACTTCTTTATCCCTTCGCTTGCCAAGAAGCCGTATGACTTCACGATGAGGGCATTCAATCCTCCTTTCGTTATTAAGGAAAACGAGGAATATCAGAGTAGGCTTCGGTCTATTGATACCAAAGAGGCGATGAGAAATGAGGACGGTTCGCCGGTGTTTACTTTATCAGAGATCAAGCAGATGCGTTCCGACCTTATGGAGTGGGCGCAGACCTACCGATGGTTGGTAGAGTGGCGCAGCAAGCGCGAGCAAGACCTATGGCCCATACTTCGTGTGGTGCGCGGTTGTTCCAACGTACTTTGGCAAGAAGAAATGGAAGCGCAGCGCAATAAGAAGTCGCTTACGCCTGATGCAATAGCTATACAAAATGCACACTTTACCAATATGCTTTCAGGTATCGGGCGTTTGTGCTATCGTTCATGGGATGGTATGCAGAATATATGTCCTTACTTTCTTGAAGATAAGATTCCTGACGAGAAGCAGGCGAGTGGCGGTAGCGGTAAATCGGTAATGGTGAACCTTGTGGTGGATGCAGCCGTAAACGTGCTGCCTATAGATATGAAGTCGTTTAAGGATATTGAAAGCGCAAAAAACTGTCTTACCGATATTCTGAAATATCCAGGCAAGTACAGAACGGTACATTGGGAAGACCGACCTAAAGGTTTCCCCTTGCAATACTTCTATGTGAAGGTGACACGAGGTACTAATGTAGAGCGCAAGTATGGCGACCCTATTTCCCTAAAAATGGAAGAATCGCCCTTGCACGTCATTACATCCAATTATCCATTGTCGGACGATGAAGGCTCTACCGTAGGTCGATTCCCTTTGGTTAGTTTTTCAGATCGCTTCTCCCGAGGCAACTCCATGAAGAACGAGCCGCCACGATCGCCTTCGGACGTGATGAAGAACTTCACGCTTGACCCTGCAAAGCTTACCGACACCGACCGCAACCAAGCCATTTACATTTGCGCCCTTGCTGTTCAGTTCCTCATGCGCTACCACACCTTTGCCATTGCACCTCAAGGCAATGTGCGTCGCCGTCAGATGGTGCAGAAGCTCACGGAGAGCATTGTCCGCTACTTCGAGTGGTTCTTCTCTCGCAATGAGGTCTACGGTGTGCCGATATGTACGGATGATATGTTTAATGAGTTCATGCGCGACTGGGCAGATGCTTCTGAAGGTAAGAGTAAGGAGTATAGCCGAGCCACCTTCAAGAAGAAGATATACGATTATTGTGAAAACATGTCGATAACGTGCAATCCTAAGCACCTCTTTGAGAACGAAAGCGATAAGCAGCGCAAGTGCTTCAAGCTACAGGCATGGGTTACGCAGGAATACTTCACCGGTCGTGAGTGGGAGAATGACAACACCATCGAGCCGAAGTTTATCCGCTATCTGCAAACGTCGAAGCATGTATTCTTCTTCTACCGCCCTGGCAAGGATGCGATACCGAAGGATTATCGCGAGCTCAAGCGCATAGCAAAAGCCTTTGCCGAACAGCCCGATCCTTTGCCTTACCGCGATGACGATGGCAATGTCATTGCACTCACAGACGAAGAGAAGGAACGCTGGGAGAACAACAAGACACGCAAGCAGGGTAGGCGAATGGCAGCACCTGCGGCAGCTACAACATTTCCAAACGTTGCAGAAAAGGATTTACCATTTTGATTAATAATTATTTAACCTAAATATTTATAGAGTATGAAAAAAATTTTGCTTAGAAAGGACTACAAAACGAAGGTAGTACCAGTTGAATCCGCCGTAGGTCTTTATTTGGCTCAAAATGCAACAATCAATTGGAATGAAAAATTCATTGACGAAGACACTAAAGAGGAGGTTAATATTGAACGTCCTGAAATAGTGGCAGGTTGCGGAGAAATGGTTACAGAAAAAATGGTAGCCGAGTTAAAAGAGAGACATATTCTGGATGTAGTAGTTTCTGAAATTCCTCATCGAGCTAAAGAATTGTTGTGTTTCGGTCGCCTTGCCCATGTTAAGGTTACGCTTCGTAATAATTTCAGAGAGTCCGCAGTACTCATTGTGCGTTGTGATTCATTGCGAGGAGCGCAAGACCTTGCAGCCGACTATGCTGAAGGCGCAGCTAACGATATATTCAAGACTGAGGGTGCACATTCTGTATATATTTTAAAGACAGAGATTATAGATGGCATTCATTTTATTGGTCGTACCAAGGAAGATGTTGAAAAGGAAGAAGCAGCCCTTGCTGTAGACCAGGAAGCTCCGGTTAAAGAACCATTTAAGGTGAAGGCTTCGTTTATCGATGTTGCGGAATATGAACCGGAAAATCCAAAATCTAAGGCTGGCATTCATAATAAAGAAATGTTTGTCGTTTGGGCTTACGATGTTGTTACAGCTAAGAATATTGTCTTTGATTATCTCAAGCATAAATTCGATACTGTATGGAACGACCGCGAAACTCTTCGTGTGATTGGAGCCACACAGTTCTATGCTCATACCTATGTTCCTGCAGAATACTGCAACGAATATATTGAAAACGAGGAGCTAAAATTAGCTGTAGAGGAGTAAGCGCACATGTTTAACTCTAAATTAATATAGCGTATGAAATTATATCGTTTTATGTCTGCCAAGGAAATGAATCAGTTTGCCAAAGGTATGACGCTAAGAAATACCACTAATCATGGTATTCTTCGTGGTACGGCAAGCACAGCCAAAGGATTCTGCTTTGGTATTGGCGATTTAGCGAAGGCTATGAAAGATTTGCGTAGATTGCGTGGAATAGTCAATGCAGAAATGCTGTTAGTGTTCGAGCCTAAGAATATTTCCAAGTTTGCATCATGTCAAGGCAGATACATAGACTATGATAAGATTGAAGCTGAGGGAAAGGAGTTGAGAAATTATCCTTTAGGTAAAGAACCTTCAAGAATGTTTGACGAATATTGCATTGAGAGTTATTCTATCAATGATGTTGAGCATATTGATGCGATATTGGCACCGTCAGCGCTATATCTTATGATGGAAAAATAGCGTATGAAGAAGATAATGTTCAACGACCAGTACGGTCTGACTCGTGCGGTTCTGCAAGGTCGTAAGACACAAACCAGGCGAATAGCTTTTAAAAGTTTTCAGCCTGGTATGATGACATCAAAGGATGTTACTACGGAAACATTACGAGATGGGTCTTTTCTATATATGCTTAGTAACGGATTAAGCAATCGAGCCACTTATTCAGTAGGCGAGCCTGTTGCTATTGCTCAGAAATACTCAGACCTTATGGGTAATGATGTCTTTCGTTGCTTGTGCAATTATAAAGGAGTATCGTTGGAGTCTGTGTCAGACCAAAAGGGTTTTACCTCGAAGATGTATGTTCGTGCCGACCTTATGATTCGCCATATTCGCATTAAAAATATTCGTGTCGAACGTCTACAGGAGATTAGCGATGAAGATTGTATTGCTGAAGGAATAAGAATGTTGACGGATGTTAAGTGTTACGAATATGGTTATGACTACAAGAAAAAGGACTCGTTAGGTCTTTGTTTAACCCATACGCCACGTGAAGCCTACGCTTCTTTGATTGATAAAATCTGTGGTGCTGGTACTTGGGAGAAGGATCCTTTTGTATTTGTGTACGATTTTGAACTTATAATTCCATAAAAAGATAACAATATGAATATGGACCCCGAACTCAGAGCATACTTAGAACGACTTCGGCAAGAAACCGAAGATATTATAAAATTCCAAGGTCCCAAATATTACGGGCAAGTTCTTCTGAACCGAAGACGTAGACCGAAAAATCTGCGTAATAAAAAACATTAAACAATAATAATTAAACAATAATAATTAAACAATAAATCAAATGGCAAGTTTTAGTTTAAGTCCAGACCTGTATGTTTTTAATGGGATGAAGGTTTTTACAAACCTTGATGAGAAGCATCCTGAATGGCCTTGGGTATGTTTTCCTCAGCCACTCAATCCTATCACGTTCAAAACTGCAAGCAATGACCCGAACCGTCAGATGGCGTTTTTGAGTCTTAATATGTGGCCCTTGAGCGAGAATTACAAAAACGCTATTCGTCGTTCGGCCATGGAAAAGGGCGATAGTAATCCGAGAATACCTACACATGAACTGTGCTTTAATTTCCCTGTCGAATATATCAAGCAAGTAGCGAAATCATTCCCTAAGCTCGTTGAGCAGGTGAAGGAGCAGTTTAAGGAGACTGACCCCGATATTGTAAACCAAGACCCAACCGACGAGAACACCCACCTCTTCAAGGCTATCCGCAATCGTATGAACAAGCGAATTGCTCTGGTTTACCAACCTCAGTTGCAACAGCAGCCTTCGCCTTACGCACAACAAAACTATGCGGCAGCAAGTGCTGCCACTGGCTATGTAGCTCCGACAGAAGAAAACACAGATCCGTTTGCGGGCAACACTTATAAAGAGGAAGATGACCTTCCGTTCTAATCACTAACAGAAAACATATAAATTATGAATATGAAATTGCAAGCTCAATCATCACGAGCTCTGACAGTAGCTCTGCAGAAGTCGGCTAAGTGTATTGCGTCGCGACCAACTATCGCTGTTCTTGAGAATGTGTTGCTCACTCGCAACGATGCCGGTCAGTTTTTTCTCACTTCGTCCACTTCCGACTCTCAGCTCACCATTCCTGTGCCGCTCACTCTGTGCGGTGGTAAATTTGAGGTACCTGTGGTGTTGCCTATTAAGACTCTGATGTCGTTGCTCTCTACATTGCCTGATTGTGCGGTAACAATAGATTTTGCCGACAACAAGGTGCTGACGGTAGATTATTGTACAGGTACCGACGATAAGGTTAAGGCAGGCAAAGCAAAGCTCGTTTATTTTAGCGGAGAGGAGTTCCCCTCGTTTGCGCCAATAGACGAGAAACCTACACACATTCAGTTGCCATTGTCGTACTTTCACAACATAGTGACCCAAGCAGACAACTTTACTGAAGATAATGATATTCGACCAACAATGTCGTCGCTATGTATTGATATTGCTGAAGACCGCTCGGAAGTAGTATTTGCCGCTACCGACGGTCATGTGCTCACAAGAATAGTATATAGTAACGATCCTCATAAGGGAGGCAGTGAATTTTTCAAGTCGGGCACCCCATGCAAGATTTTGCTTCATCGTCGTTATTTCCGAGCTCTGTCTGCCTTGGATAAAGGAGATGTTGTAGACATCGAGTCAGACTCTCATCGCATACGTCTCACAGCTGGCGACACTGTTTTATGTTGCAGTCAGGTTGAGGGTCGCTATCCTAACTACAATGCTGTTATCCCTCGTAATAATCCATATTTCGTTACCTTCAACAAGAAGGAAATGCTCGACATTCTACGACGAGTAAGTGTGTTTAGTTCTAATGCCAGTCGCATGGTAGAGCTAACCAAGAGAGGTCTGTTCATGGAAGTGAAAGCTCAAGACGAAGATTTCGGCCTTTGTGCAACCGACCAGGTATTTCTTGCAAGCAGCGAATGTGATGACGATTTCTATATAGCATTTAGCATTCCGGATTTGCAGTCGTGCATATCAGCTCTGCCAACCGAAGTTGTGCGCATGCAGCTTTTGTCTAAAGATCGTGCGGCAGTTCTTACTCCAGACGAACCTGCGCCAAGCATCCTTACGCTCAATATGCCTATGCAGATGTAAAATAGAGCTCTTAATTTTCAATACATAAAATCATTTAAATTGTTCAGAAATGGATGATACCCTCCTGTTCATCCCGCCCTGTTGTGTAGACAACAAACTACCCAGGGCGGTAATGGAGGCTCCGCAACGAGCCTTGACATTTTACACACACGGTGACGTGACGATGGAAAAATTATATCGGGCGTTGAGCCATTTGGTTGTAGACTCTCACGTCATGGTACTTGCCATGCCACTCGTTACAAACGAGACTGCAGTATTCCTTGACCTCTGCTTTGAGCGCGGTTGGATAACCCATCTTGTGCTGTCAACATCTAAGGATGCTGAACAGGTGATAAAGAAGTATCTTGCGCCATATCGCAACAAGATATTATATGTACAGTCGCAAGATGTGACGACACTCACCTCGCACATGGTGCTATACAATTCGACGAAGGCTCTTATTATCAATGGTCCGATGCTCGACCGCCCGCAACTTGACTTCCGTCTCGTAGCCTATAATGCAATGTTTTACCCCCACTTCTGCTTGTTTGCTTCGGATTGCGATTGGGGCAATCCATTGCGCAATGTGCTTTTCCCTGATGCTATGCGCCATCGCCACGCGCTTTTAGAGCATAAAATTCGTAAGCTCGACGATGTTGTTCTTGACAGGTTTATACATCTTGAGTTTCCACCATTCAACTTTGATAAATAATTATGACACCAATCACACAATCTTACAACGAGCTGCGCCGATTTGTGGAAAAATGGCAATGGAACGACCCTCGCACGGGACAGCGTGTCACAGGATTCAATCCTCCGCAGACAGCCAGGAACGTGCAGCGTATGCCTTTCTATATCAAGTTCCTCACCAAGACGGGACACGTAGACACTGGCACATGCGTCTGCCTCGCAGTAGACACCGACCGCCATCAGCGCAAGGTGCAGTTCGTGGAGAGTGGCGAGATAAGGGTAGTCAACGATATACTTGTGCTGGAAGTAGACGGCACGAGATTTATAACGCATTAAAAACAAAATATTATGTGGAATCCTTTTAGAAGCAAAAACAAGAAGTTTAAAGAGCTGCAAGACCTTGCTGCAATGACGGCAATCTTTGAGAAGTTGAGTCGCCGAGAAGTCATCTTCTGGCGCAAGAGAGACAATATCCTTATTATAGAGGAATATTTTGCTATGCTGAAGTTAGCAGAAGGACGCGAAGGCTTTTTGAAGTTTCTCAACCAGGTTGCTACATGGCAAAACAACATACTCATCCAAGAGTCCTACGCGGCTCGTAGCTTGACCTTTGAGACTGAGGCTGTGCGCAAAGCCCAACGCCAGTTCACATCGCTAACCAAAGCCGACATTCAACGCATCCGTCAGAATGCACGAGACAATATGCCTGTTATCCCCATCGAGCAGCTTGACTGCATCAAGGAGTTCGACATCTTCGTTGTCCGAGCCAGTGCTCCATCGGCGCAGGATGCCACAGAAGAGAGCGGTCAGCTCCTTGCCCTCGGTCATTATGACGGAGAGAAGGTTGAAATGGCTATGTACGACGATGTGAAATACATACTATATGATAGACCTGAGTCTTGACCGTCACGACTTCGTATCAGCTATTGAAGGCTTCGCCCATGGCTCACATCTTCGCCAGCACGTGTGGCATGAAATAGTGTTTTGTAATATTTCGCAGATGACATAAATGTATTAAAGCTTTAGATACTTGGGTAGATAATTTTAACAAAGAAGGAGATTAAAATGAAAGAATTTAAAGTAGGTGAAAGAATCATCCTTGAAGTACAAGAGGTAGATCCATCGTCAAATCTTTGTACTGGTTGTTTCTTTCTTAGTGAAGGTTGCCGCAGTATGTCCTTTAACCTACCTTGTACCAAAAGACTACGTTCTGACAACAAAGATATAATTTATAGAGAAGTAAAGGAGTAAGCGTATGGATAAGTTAGAATATATTCCAGGAGATTTGGTTACATATAATGGAAATATAGTAATTATAGAAAATAGTGATGGTTACTATGCAACCTACTATGATGAGGATGAATTTTTACAAGAAGTTAATGTTAATGCTATAGAAAGCATTCCTCTCACTCCAGCCATCTTAGAGAAGAACGGATGGAAACGAAATGGTGGGCAATATTCTTTTACTTATAAACCTTATGCTGGAGATAAGGTAGAACTCATTGGTTTCTTTATCGAAATGTTTAAGGATGTGCATGATATGTTAAAACACAGATATTTTCAAATAACTCACGAGGATAAAGTTATCTGTGGTTGCTTTTATGTTCATCAACTCCAACATCTTCTCTTCGGTCTTGGAATTAATCACGAAATGGAGGTATAAGTATGGGCAAATATTGTTTGGATATAACAGCAAAGGATAAGCCATTTATGAAAATAGAAGTTGAAGACGATAAAGTTCTTCTTGGAGCTTACGAATGTGGGCGAATAACAAGAAAATTGTTCTTTATAAACAAAGAACAGTTAAACATTCTCATAAATGGATTGATAGCAGTAAACACTCTTATTCAAAATGAGGTAGATTTTGATCAGTTCCTGCACAAAGAAAGAATAGTTTAACCGCCTTCGGGCATAAATAAAAGTAATCAAGAAGAGTTTGATGAGCTTTAGTTACTAACCATATCGCCCGCTGTGCATTCTCGGACAGGAGTCGCGCATGGCTTCCTTTGACAGTTTCGTTCCTTCTGAATGGATAAAAGATGTACTTACGTTTTACATACTTCATAATAAATTTGTGCAGGAGGGTAAGGATCTTGGTGGCATAACTTGATAATTTACGACGATAAAAACTATTATAAACTTAAAAAACTTGCATTCGCTTCTACTTTGAAAGTGATAGCAAATGGATGAAAAAGATTAAGCATAGAGGAAATTAAAGGAAAACAAAGCAAAATTTCCCCTAATTATTTCTTACTAAAATAATATGAATATGAAAATTTTGAATGCTTCTCAGTTAGGCACTATTGAGTTGTTCAGAACGGCATGCAATCGGTTGGCGACTTTTGTCAACATGCAACTCTTCGACGGTTGTCGCAAGTGGTATTGGATAGGTGACGAAGTAGGTGGAGCGTGTGACTTTGAGGAAGCCGACGTGCTGAATCCGGAAGACATGGTGCGCATCATAGAGAACAATATGTCCTATGATGAATATGCCGAGTGGCGTGAAGCCAACCTCGATAACAACCGTTACATCAATCTCAAGTCGTGGCTCATGGGGCTGCGGCATGATATGTTTAAGGAAGAAACAAAGTAATTTGCTATTAGAGATTTTCATTATTCAAAAGAAGGGTAGCCGTTGTGATAACGTCTGCCCTTCGTCTTTCTTATGCAAAACTCAAAACTCCTTTATCTTCCACTCGGCAGCACAAACCAACCGCCACCGCCACGGAAGAATTTGCATCCTAAGTATAGAGTATCGAAGGCATCCGTGAAGTCGGTACGTTGTTGTAAGGGCAGTGTGTCTTCGCTCTCAGGCTTCTTCTCCTGACTCTTGTCTTTGTGGAATCCCTTATACGAAATTTGCACTTCACACAGCTGCATGGCTATGATAAGGTCGGGATTGTTCACCTGGTTAATGCGGATAGCGGGGTAGGAGAGGTGAGCCAAGCCATCGTTGATAATCTTGTGCTTCACCTCGTGCTTCTCCGGTGCGCCCATGTCTATGCCCGTTACGTTCCAACCTCGCTTCTCTAATTCTGCAATCACGGTCATATAGAATCGCTCGTCCGACGAAGCATACGAGGCTCCCTGCTTGGCCGTGGCATCATAAAAGTACGTCACGTCACGGTTGATGACTCGCTTCGGGGCGTAATAGGCAGAGAAATCGGCTATCAGTTCACGCAGCTTGCGCTCGTTCTTCACGTAGAAGCTCTTTATCACGTTCAGACATTCCATACCGTCACGCTCATACATCTGCCCAACCACAAGCGTATTGATGTTGGCATTGTAATCCAAGGCTATATATAAAGGAAGCGAGTTGATGCAGTCGGAGTCCTGGCGCGAGTCGTTGCGCTCGCCCAATTCCTTGAAGTCGGGTTGATAGCTCTCGCTCGTGATTTTCTTCCCACCGATGATGCCCGACACCTTTTGCGTGGAAAATTTTGCAGACGATAGTGGGTCTATTTCATCTGGAATATACCCGTGAACATGGTCGATGTCAAGGTTTGAGTAGAAACCGTCGTTCGTCTTCTGGATTTTCAAGTTGAGTATTGAAATCGCGAAGGTCATGGGCGGAAGATCACGCTTCATCTGCCTTATGTAACTCTCTGAGAGAACATCCACATTGTCGAGCGACGACGCACGGCGCACACAGAAAGCCACACGGCGCAGCTCACGCAGATAACCTTCAGAGAATTTCTTCGACCGCAGGAACATCTGCATCTCGAAATCCTCTTCTGGCGTGATAAGATATTCGTAATCGTAAATCAGTTCGGCATCGTCCTGCGGAATGAGCTTATAGTTGACAGCCATCTCGACCATGCCCTTTGTGATATGTTGGCCATGGTTGGGCATTATCTTGAACTGTCCCTCATGCTTCAACATTTTCAGAGCCACGGCACGGATCATCGTGCGCAAATCCTTCGGCACCACATGAACCGAGTGACAGGTCTTCTTTGCATTATACAGCAGGTCGTTGTAGCGTATCACCTTGTTGGCGTAATCCTCCAGTTGTTCTTGCACCCATCGGTAGGTCTTGCCCTTGAACGGACCCGTCTCAACTGTTAAGTCCAACTTCTCCTCCTCCCTTTCGAGCCACGACCCTTTGGCTGTAAGGGCAGCATCGGATAGGAATCGCGTACTCTTATACATCGGATTATACTCCGTAAAGTTGATGTCGCCCAACGGATGCGTCTGGCCTGAAAGAGCCGGCAGCAACTCATCAGTTACCTTTTTTAGCGGAAAGAACCTCGCTTCGTCGCCTACAAGAGCACTGAAGGTGTAACTGTTGGCACTCGCGGTCTGTGAGAGCGAGATAAGAACCCATCCGGCACCATTGGCAAACCAGATGTAATTGTCGTAGTTCTTAGGCTTGAAGATACTCTCGCGAGCATGTTTTGGCGGTCGTCCCCAACCGAAGTGAATGCCCTGCGTAAAACCGAACATACGTTCCATGGCCGCCATCGTACTTGGAATGGTCTTGCCGAAGCCCTGCTGGCGCGACACTGCCACCCATGCGCCGAGCATACCAGGCATGGAGTTGCTTGCCGTCCAGACGTAAGGAGCCACCAATCCGTCGGTCTTACCCACACGACGGGCAGCAATCACTCGCTCATCCTTGGCTCCCATGTATAGCGACTGCTGCTGGAATTTGGTTAAGTATATGTTATGTGCTTGCTGCATTGTTATCCTGATGTTTTATGTCCTACGTGCCATTTGCTGCACGTCCTGCACCGGTACACCGTATATCCCTGTGCTTTGAGCTTCGGGTTCTCTTGCAAGAACTCCCACGCGTCATCCTCGGTCTCGTAGGCCTCCTTCGCCTTCCATGAGCGCTGCTTGCGTGTGTAGTGTTCAGGGTCCGGCTTGAACGGCGGAACCTTGTTGAAGTATTTGTGTCGGTTGATACTCATGCGTTGTTTTTGTGTTGTTGTCGTTTGTGTTGTCAGAAGAGGGTAGGCTGCGCCAGCTCCAGTTTGATGCGCTTGCAAGCCTTGTCGTAATACTCCTTGTTGAGCTCGAAGCCGATGAAGTTACGCTTCTCGCGGATGGCTGCAATGGCGGTGGTTCCGCTACCCATACAGTTGTCTAAGATGGTGTCGCCCTCGTTGGAGTAGGTTCTTACGAGATACATAAGCAAATCTACAGGTTTCTGCGTTGGATGAAAATGGTCTTTACCTACGTCTATATTGAACTTTTGTATGCTTGAAGGAACTCTCTCTGCTGGTGCATTAGGATTCTGCGATTTAGTAAACTTGCGGTAGTTCTCGCTTGATGTTACATGATTAAAACCATATTGCACACGATTAAGACCGCCTTCTGCTCTTTTCTGCATCTGCTTATTGTACGTCCAACCGCCTTTGCTGAATACTACGATTTCCTCATGTTCTTTCATTGGCTCACGAACCGTATTGGCAAAGTTGCTGCCACGATTCTTTTGCCATATCCATTCGTGGCGAAACTCTTTAGGATTGCTCATGATTAAGGCAGATGTGAATGGCTGTCCTGCAAACAAGACAATAGCCGCATTAGGTTTACATATACGATGGTATTGTTCCCATAGCGGATCAAATGGTATAACTGCATCCCATTTGTTTGCAGTAGTTCCATACGGCAAATCGCAAATGATGCAATCCACGCTTCCGTTCGGAATCCTTTTCATCCCTTCCAGGCAGTCTTCATTATATATCTTATTCAGTTCTATCATGCTCTATTGTTTTTTTCTATCAGTTAAACCATTTCACAGTTGTCTCGCCTTTATATCCTTTCTTCCACACGAACCAGGCGTAAGCCGCGGCGCTGCTGCCGTAAGCCTCGAAGTCGCCATTCATAGCGCATTTCAGTCGCGACGAACTTACCCAAACACGAATGGGGGGGTAGAACGGAAGAGAGCGCGTCGCCCCTTGCCTTCGAGGAAAGTCAGCTTCAGGAACATCGCCACCTTCTTTCCTTCGGGGATGATGCTCAGAGCCTTCTCCACAAACTGCTGCGCATATTTGTAGGGAGGATTGGTAACAATGTTGCCGTCCCACGCCAAATTATCAATAGCGAGAAAGTCGGCTACCTCGCCGTACCCTCTATCCACGAGGTCGCGGCTCACCACCTCATATCCTGCTGCCTCCAACACCCTACTCATGTGACCCTCGCCACACGAAGGTTCCAAGATCCTGCCCTCGAACCGCTCCAGCTTACACAGCCATTCCGTAGCCTTCGGTTCTGTGGCGTAATAATCCTCACGCTGTCTATTTGCGTCCGTATGGTTGCTTGCGCCCAATGTCTTGAAGACAGCGGCCGAGCCGCCTACCCAATCCTTTCTTTTTATGTTGTTATTCATGTTGTGCATTGTTTATTATTGTTTATAATGTTAAGTCAATGCCAAACTCTCTTTCCAAGAAATCCTTCCAGTCCGGTTTCCCGAACAGCGAAACGTTAGCCTTCTGCCAATCCTTTTCGCGAGGGAAGAACACATCACGCGCAAACCATTCGTACACGTTGTCGTAGCGTTGGCGAACCTTTGCGTCGGGGTGATTGTTCCAAAAGCGTTGTCCGGCACGCAGGTAGGCTCGTGCCATACGCGGATAATCCTTGAAGTAGAGGATGCGCTTGCGCTCTGTTGCGAGAGGGCAACACATACAGCCGAGGCGTTTCGACACGTCGATTTGCCCCCCCCGACTGGTATAATAGACAGGAGCGAGTGTCAGATGTCGGTCTTCGATGAAAGCCAACACATCATCGTCCGTCCAATCGAGAATAGGGTAAATGGCTTCCACATGATTGGCTTCCGTCTTACGACCGTAAAAACGGCATTCCGTAGGTTCGTTGTATCGCTCGTTGCGTTTCGAGCTCTCCGACTTCCTTACACCCATGATGCACTTATCCATAACCTTATACTCCTTCAATTTCTCGCAACAGAATCTCGAGAAACGGTTAGGAAATCCCTTTTTCGCTACGAGTTGAAAGAACGTTTCCTTTGGACGGAGTATTTCGGCACCCATACGCTCCACATGAGCAATCGTGCCAGGCGGGTCTATCGTAGTGTTGCGGTAGATGGCACGGAAGCGGATGCCTGCCTCCTTAGCCAGTTGCAGAATCACGTCCGAGTCTTTGCCACCCGAATACGCCACCTCTATCTCACCGTCATACTCATTCTGTACCCCTTGCAGCAACCGAATGGCACGGTCTATTTTCTTTTGTAAATCCTCTGTTACCATATCTTTGGTTTGTTATTCATTTTACCCATATCATCAATGGTTTTTATTCAACCCATCAATGGATATGTTTTTGCTGAGGTCCGAACCTTTTGACCGAATCGTTCGAGCCTTTTGATGAAGTCGTCCGAACCTCCGTTTTTTTCAAGGTGTCGGCACATTTGATGAAAAGTGTCGGCACGTCGTTTTTCAAACGATGCCCATTGTTGTATGTAAACAAAGCCTATTACCTTCATAAGGTTATGCCTATTCTTCATCTTCCGTTGGCTCGGAATTATTTGTCAATTTGCTTTCTTTCATGTACCCGTTTCTAATCACATCCTCCTCGTCCTTCTTTTCCATATACTCGAAGTAGTCCGGCTCTTCCGGCTTCTCTCCACTCAGCAGTTCGTCGTCCTCTATCTCCTGGAGGTCCTTGGTTGTAAGACCATATTTGCGGGCCATGCGCAGCTTCTCCTCCTCGGTGTAGTTCACACGGTCGCGCTTCACGATGCTCACGTCCTGCGTGATTGCAATGCGGCTCATGTCCGGCATCTCGTCTGTAGCGTCCTTCTCCTCCTGGAAGTTGCCATACACATTAGACAAGGCTTGCATACCCTTATCCACTGCACGATCGTTGTTCAGCTGCTTACCCGTGCGTATCAACCACTCGGCACTGCTCAGATACATAGCCTTGTGGCGCGGACTTTCGTCCGTCTGAAAGAAACGTATCAGGTAGTTGCACACCAACACGTCGTTGTTGAGCTCCGTAACGGTACGCGGACATATATTACCCTCATCGTTGAGTGTAATCTTCAGCGCAAGCACATACTCCTGCGCCTCCTTGTTGCCCTGCGCTGCCTGGTTGAAGAACAGCTCATAGTCGCGTCGGGCTATATTGCGGCAGACTGTGCGAGGGTCAATGTCCTTGTTTTGCACCCATCGTTTGTAGAACTCCGAACAGATCTGCATACGGTAGCGTTGCTCCAGCTTAGGGAACGCTGTCTGCATACTCGTGCCGTAGGAGAGCCACTTGTCGATGCGGGCCAATGTATTTTGTGTAATTCCTGACATAGTGTTGTGTTTTTATGTAGCCAAAGTTACAATATTTCCCGTCCCCCATACGGACAAGCCCTACCTCCCCGCACCCCATCATGTCCGCATTGCGTAGCATCTTATAAGTAACTTTGTAGTAGAAAAATTCAGGATAACAACACAAAAACACAAACACAAAAATGAACAATCCATTTTACGTTTCGCGAGCCATTGCCGCAGTGCTCGGCTTGCTGTGGGTTCACATCGAACCCTCGATCAATTTTATCACTGTGTGCTTCTTCGCCCTCATCATCGACTGCTATACGGCATGGAGGTGCAACCGTCGCATCTATGAGAAATACCGTGAGGAGATAAAGCGAAACCCGAAGTGCAAGATGGACGGTAAACTGCGCTCAAAGAAAATGGCAAAGATGGTGTGGACCTTCTCGGTGCTCATCATGTGCATCTGCCTCGCTTCGTATCTCGACCGTAATATTCTTGGCTATATGAACACCCACCTCGCTAATCAGCTTACGGCCATGTACTGCCTCGTGCAGTTTGTCAGCATACTCGAGAACGAGAGCACATGCAACGGAGCAGCTTGGGCAAGAGTGCTTCAAAAGATTGTGGCAGACAAGACTGAGCGACACTTCAATGTGAAGCTGAAAGAGCTGATGAAGGATAAGGAGGAAGCGGAGGAAGCGGGCGAAACAGCGAAGGAATAACTAACTAAGCAGTATTATGACAATAAGCAATATCCTTGAGCATTGGGCTTCCATTTACAAGCCACTATCTCACAAACCCGAAAGCGAACGCCTCGAAGACCAGAGCTTCTTCCGTATCCGCTACATCGACCTTGAGAACATCTTTTCCCGTAACGCCAACATCGTTCACTCACCGTGTATGCTATACAGCGTACTGACCACCGGCGAACTCGTTGACGCAAAGAAGGCATCAGTCTCTCACCAGGTGTGGTTTCTCGCCAAAGTGAAGGACACGCCGCAGACCCTTGGCCGTTACGACGGCAACAAGATAGAACGCACGGCCAACGACCTCACCGACTATTGCAAGGACCTCATAGCCTGGCTTCTTGAGGTGAAGCGCACAGGCCGTTGTCCCGCCACAAAGCGCAGCTTTGCCGATGATGCCGTGGTGATGGCAGAGCTGCAAAGCATCGACACCAGTTCCATCTCCTTCGGTTTGGTGGGCGACATCTATGCCGGACAATGGCTCGTGGTGGGTATGGATTGGAAGAGTCTGCAACCGCTCTACAACTTCGCGTGTGGTAGCAACGGCAAGTATATTGTGCCGTAAGAGGAAAACTCGGATGATAATAAAAAGTAAAAAATCATGCCAAAACCAATACAATCCCCAGCCTTTGATTTTAAAGATACCGCACGATGGTATCTTGGCGATGTGTTGCGTCAGCTCAAGATAAACACCGAGACGCAGTGCATCTTCCCGAAGGAGATTTACAGCGGCTTTCGGGCAATAAACGATGCCCGTGGAGCACGCGGGCAATGGCACGCCGAGGGAGTGGGCGTAAACTCTTTTCAAGGCAGGATTGTGAACGACACTCCCGAAGGCTGGACCTACGAGTTTACCTACAACGACTATATGCGCTTTGTGGATATGGGTGTAGGACTCGGTACTAAGTACAACGATGTGGATAGCGCACGAAAGGCCAACTACTCTCGCCGCTATGTCCGTTCATGGAAACGCTATGGAGCGGGTCGCTCTCAGCGTCCAGCCATTATGATGGAGCTTCGACACCTGCAAACGCGTATGCAAAACTATCTCGTAGATTTCTACGGATTCCAAGGTGAGACGATGCTTGTCAAGGCTTTCGAGGATAATGAAATCCACTTCTCTATTTAGCAACACAAAATAACAGAACAATGGCAAACCAAAGATTAGCTAAAGTAATCGTCACTGCGAATACCACTACCGCTAAAAAGGTAATGGAGGAGCTTGACCAGCTTATCGTGAAATATACCAATCACGTTCAAGAATTAACGGCGGCAGGAAAAGCGAACACAGCCGAATGTAAGCAATCGGAAAGTGTACTAAAAGCCCTGTCGCAGTATCAGCGCGACAATATAGAGGACACGAAGCGACTGGGCGAGGTGGTGCAAGACCTCACCAATACTAAGCTCCGCGACCTTCGCCGTGCGCTCGGTTCGGGTAAGTCGGCTCTTGCTAAGCTCACCGGCTCGGATGCTGACCTGAAGAAGGCAGAGCAGATACGAAGCGAGATGAAGCAGGTGGGCGATGAGATACGCCTTATAGAGGGTCAGTATGTCAAGATAGCCGATGGTTTGAAGAATGTTTCCAACCAGTCAGACCAATGGCTCGACAAGGCCATCAAGCAACAGCGCGACCTTGTGGCCTCGCTGCAAAAGTCGGATGCCAACTATCAGCAGAACCTCGCTACATTGAAGCAACTCGAAGCCGAGGAAGATAGACGTAAGGGTAAGATGGGCATCCTGGAAGCTCGTCAGACTGTAACCAATCAAAACGCTTCGGCATCTGATTTGCGCCGAGCCAAGTCTACGCTTACCGAGGCTCGCGACAATACTCCTACAGGAAATTCGGCTGATATTGCCAAATACAACAGCGAGCTCCAGGAGATAGAGAAGCGACTGGAGACCGTGTCGGGTAAGGCTCAGAAAGCATCAATGAGCTGGAAGCAGATGAAGCAGGTGCTGGCTGAACCCAACAGGGCTTCTGGCGAAGACATCAAGCACACAATGGAAGTGATACAGCAGAAGATACAGCAACTCCCTGCCGGCAGCAAGTATGTAGCCGACCTTCGTCATCAATACTCTATGCTCGAACAGACCCTCAAGGGCACCCGTATGTCGCAGTCGGCTCTCAACGACATTCTCGCTCGTAGCAAGCAAGGTAAGGCCTCTCTCGACGAATTGCGTCGTGCCTACAAACAACTTGAAGATGAACTGAATCAAATCAACACCAAGAGCAAGGAGTTTGCAGAAAAGCAGAAGTCGATGAAAGAACTGAAGAAGAACATCGACGAAGTGACGGGTGCGGCACACAAGCAGGGTGGGGCATGGAGTACGGCAGCGAAAAATCTTGTTGCCTACGTGGGCCTGTTTGGTGCATTCAACATGATTAAGCAGAAGATAACCGATGTTATTAATCTTAATTTCAAGTATTCCGATTCCTTGGCCAACGTCCGCAAGGTAACTAACTGGTCCATGAAAGACGTAGAAGAGTTATCTAACAAGCTCTCGAAGATGGATACCCGAACCAGCCTTGAAGGACTAACCCAGCTTGCCTATGTCGGTTCCCGTATGGGTATGGGAAAGTATGGCGTGCAAGGTTTGGCGGAATTTGCACAGGCAAGTGACCGTGTAAATGTAGCACTGAAAGAGGATCTCGGTGACGACGCGATGCTGACTCTCTCCAAATTCGTAGAAACGATGGGTGAGGTAGAGAAGCATGGCGGCAATATCAGTGAAGCTTTCGACTCTGTTTCAAGTTCTATCTTTAAACTGGCTTCTACATCTACTGCCAATGGTGGTAATATTCTGGAGTTTGCCAAGCGACTGACCGGTCTTTCTAAGTCTGCTCATATCACGAGTGACCAGCTTTTAGGTCTTGCGTCTGCCAGCGACTCTTTGATGTTGATGCCGGAAGTAGCATCTACCGCATTCGGAAAATTGATTACCAGCCTGTGGACCAACTATCACGATATAGAGAAAATGCTGGGTATGCAGGAAGACTCCCTGAAGGATATGATGAGTAAGGGTCAGACGATGCAAGCCCTGGTGAAGGTTCTTGAAAACGTGAGCGACAAGAACCTGAGTTCTATGGATGAATATTTCAAGGAATTTGGTTCCGACGGTCAGCGGTTGAAGAGTGTAGTAGTAACTATGGCTCAGAATATCGGCGTGCTGAAAAGCCACCTGAAGGAATCCAGCGAAGCATATCGAGAAGGTACTGCCGTTACCAAGGAATATGAAATCCAGCAGCAAACGGCACAGGCTATTCTCGAACGTGCCAACAACATGTGGGAGAAGGCTTTTGTCAACCCGGATGGTATCGATGCTGTTAAGGAGATGGCGAAGGTATGGTATAATTTTTCGAAGGAATTGACACAATCCAAGCCATTTTTAACGTCCGTGCAGATTCTTTTTTGGGAACTGAAGAAGGCTGTCGAGGCACTGCTATTTGTATTGCCTGGATTGCTGGCATACCTGGGGACGCGAGGTTTGGTAATGGCGTTTACCAAGTTGATTCCTTTAATGATAGGTATTAAAGGTTCCAGTATTGTTGGCTTTTTCACATTGCTTACGCAGGCAATAATGGGTAGTCATATTGCAACGCTTCGCCTTATCGTCTCCTGGAAGCAGTTGAGTCTCGCTATGAAAACCAATATTGTTGGATTGGTTATATCTGTAGTAACATCATTAGGTGTCGCAATTTATGATTTAGTCAAGAAGACGAATGAAGCTTCTTCTTCCGTTCAGAAGTTTAATAGTTCGTTTAAGGGTGTAAGAGAGGCAGCTAACCATGCGGTCGCAGAACTCGATGCTTATTATGGAGCTATAAAACGAGCCAAGAAAGGTTCTAACGAATACCAGGCGGCCATGAAGACTTATGTTGATAAATTCGGCATGTACTTCAAGAAGCTCAAAGATGAAAATGGTATGGTGCAGAATCTTGCAGAATCCTATCGTCAGGCAGCGAAAGCTATCCGTGGCAAGATATACCTCCAGATGCAGGAAGATGATATTCAAAAGCATTACAAGCCTCGTATCGGTTGGAGTCTGGATAAACTTGATGCTTACGGGAAGGTAGCACCAAAGGGCTTCGGTACTGATGTTTTGAGGGGATATGAAGAGGATAATCGTAACAAGAATATGGGTACGATTATCGCAGACCTTGCACGAAGATTTGGCTCCAAAAATGTTGCAAGGGTTTTAGCTTCGGAAAAAGAGGGCAGAAGTTCAGCGCAGGTAAGGAAGGTTTATAAAGATACTCTTGGTGATGGTACGGTACATCAGTACGTAAAATACGAGGATTTGCCTATCGCAGACCAGCGCCTTTTCAGTGCGCTTCGCTATATCCGTCAGGCTCGTTCTGCTAATAATGTCTTCGCTGGCATCAAAAATAAGTTTGCTGGTGTTCAGGATGAGATCAGTGATTATCTGAAGGCTATAGATGCTGCCGCAAATGAAGACCTTGGTGGAGGTGGTGGCGGCAAAGGCGGCTCCGGTGGCAAAAATACCCCGAAAACCGATAATGCAGCCAAACAGGAGGAACAGAAGGCAAAGACTCGCGCCAATGCGCTTATCGCCAACATCAAGGCTTTCTACGAAGAGCAGATGCGCAAATACCTGGAATGGGTGGCTCAGATGAACGCTGATGGAGAGAAGGTAAGCGAGGGCCAGCAAAAAGAGCAGATGGACTATCTTCAGTCGCAAATGGATAAAGCCTTGGGTACTGCCCGTCAGTCCATTGTCACTCTTGATGATGGCTGGCAGAAGTTCTATCAGCACATGGACGAGGATGTGATGGTTTACGATGAGAAAACTTCTAAGCAACTGCTTGATTCGATTGGCAAGGCGGATGTTGGTGAACTTCATAAATTGTTCACCAAACTGTCTGGCGACCTCTCTCGCGAAAACAATAAGACTCTCGCAGAAAACCTCGGCGCATTGCTCGACCAGATCTTTGCCAATGGCTCTAAGGAATTGCGTGAGGCAGCAGAGAAGTTGCTTGCCCGTCAGCGCGAGATACAGAAGATTTTGAATGAGCACGACTATACAGGTGCTGTTGACCGCAACACCCGTAGCAATTTCGACCGCTTAGGTTTTCTTCAGCCAGCCGAGGACGTTCGTACCGACTCTCCCGAAGGCCTTGAAAAGATGAATACTGCTTTTGACAAGTTGACCACCAAGGCACGCGAGTCTATTACCGTACTGTATAGTCTCAATCCGGAAAGCGAGGAATTTCAGAATCAGTTCCTCCAGTTTCTGTCTGTAGCCAATGAGGGCTTCGATTTTTCAAAACTCTCGGTGCAAGATCTCAAGGCTCTTTATCTTGAACTGATTAAGTATAGTGACGAATACACGGCCGCCGAAAAGAAGAACGCCGACGAGCGCAAGAAGATTAACGATTTTCTTTGGAATCGTCAAGGTCGCCAAGCAGATCAAGACAATCGCCGCCGAGCCATGCAACAGGTGGGTAATGGTGTCGAGCGTTTTCGTAAGGCTGGCAAGGGAGAGGATTCTAATGCTCCACGTTCGGGCGAAATGGGAGGCTCTAAGTTCATGGAAGATTTCTCTTACAATGCCAATATCGAGCAAAGTAAGTTGGAAATTACCTTGATACAAGAAAAAATAGCTTGGTTGCAAAAGCTTAATGCCACCTCCGAGCAAGTTGCTGAGCTGCAAAAGTCGCTCGCCGAGAAGCAGGACTCCTATATTCTTGCGCTCATGCAAACCATGAAACAGCGTGCAGAAGCTGTCTATGCGCTCTATAAACCATTGGAAGAGTTTGGTACAGCGGCAGGTCAGGCATTCGCCACCATGACCAAAGATGCCGAGGCTGGACGTGACGCTTTTAAGGCTGCTATTGGCGACATGATTAACTTCATGATGAAGCAGACGGTGCAGATGACACAAGAGTATATCAAGCGTCGTCTGATGCAGAAGGTAAACGATAAACTCGTTTCTACCCAAATCAAGAAGTCCACAAAGGAACAGGTTGCTATTGAAAAGGGTGGGGCAGACGCTACATCCGCTATCACAGAAGCAGCTGGCGACGCGAAGGTATTGTTGACTGAGCAGGTGGGTCAGCAAGTTGTCAATGCCGTAAAAACTCAAACGCAAACGACAACAGCCACCGCGCAGTCGGCTGCCGCAACCGATGTGAGCACGCAAGCCGCAAAGACCGAGGCTAACGTGGGTCTTGGCATTGCCGAAGGTTCTGCTAAGACTATTGGTTCATTAGGTTGGTGGGGTATTCCGCTTATTGCCGTTATCACAGCCGTTCTGAACGGACTTCTTGGCTTCGCTATGGGTAAGGTTTCATCCCTGTTTGGAAAGGGTAAGGACAACAATACCAACATCAAGAACACAAAGGTAGTTTCCGGCATGCTTACCTACGACTCCGGCAACGTGCAAGATCTCCGCCCGTTCGTCGGTAATGATGGTAGCCTTTATTGGGCAACCGAGGACAGCAAGCCGCATAACGGTGTGTCACTCTTCACTCAGCCTACCGCCACCACCATCAACGGACATCCGGCATTGGTAGCTGAGAACGGTCCAGAGTTGGTAATTGGCCGTGAGACCACGCAAGCCATGATGATTAACAATCCGCAACTATTGAAGGCTCTCGTCAATTACGACCGTAACTATTCAGGTCGCCGTGCCTACGACGCTGGCAATATAGCCGAAGCAACCCCTACAATCGCCACAGAAGCTACTGCAAACAACGAACTGACTATCGCACAAGCAAACACCAGTGTCGCCCTTCTGCAAGCCGTAAACACGCTCCTACAACGCCTGGAGCAACCTATCGAGGCAAAGATTGATATGTATGGCCGCGGCAAACTCTATGACAGCATGACAAAGGCTAATCAGTTTATGAAGAACAAATAGCTTTTCGCAAGCAGCAAAGCATTTATATTGCGCTATCTTTCGCAATTGGCGAAGCATTTATCAGGTCGTCGCGCCGTTAGGCGAGGCGACCTTTTCTTTTGCAATTCACTCGCATTTCTTCCTCTTTCTCGTTTGTTCAAGAATAAACTTCTGTCCCCAAAAGTCTAAAACGATGAACTCATATAACTCCCTAATAATCATGGACTTTATATAAAGTCTACTCTTCAAAAGTCCAAAAATCTACTAATCAAGGCTACTACTACATATAAATTTCGCCATTTTTCTTTCTCTCCCATTTTCAAAACTCCCCAACCCTAACAATAAAGTTAGTAGCATTAACATTGCAAGTGTAAACTATTGACTATTAATATGTTATATAGATAATGAAAGCAACTGAATAGCAAAAAATGCGAACAAAATGCCATATTTCTACTATTCTTTATATATTTTTTGTTATTTGCGCTCGTATAGGTATATAAAAAATTACCCCATTTTTAAACTTTTAATAGATAAGTAGCGGAAAATCAGAAAGTTAAATTGCTTTTTGAAAAATTCATTGGGCGGTCACGAGGTGGATTTTTGATGGACAGCAGAAGCGTTTTTCAAAATTACGAACTTTTCGTTTTTTGATGTTTTCTAAAAAAACGGACTTGAGACGACTATTTTGGACAAATGAACTCTGTAAAGTCCAAAACTAAACTTTAGGCGCAAAAAGCTATGAAACACCTATATTAAACAGCTATAAAAGTTAAAAACATATAGGACACACCAATTTTTCACCGAAATAATTGTAGGTGTGCCATATATTTCTTAATTTTGTAACCGATAATCAGATAATAATTATTATATGTTCGATGAGATATGCTCCATATATTCTGATGCGCTCGATAATGTAGGTCGGTATGTAGACCGTGAAACTGGTGAGTGCATTCAGCAGATGACTATCCGCGAGTTCTGTCTTACGGATCGTTGGAAACCCTATGTGCAGCACCTTCGCGCTATGCGCAAGGAGTATGGCAGTAAGGCGAAGAAGATGCAGGAGTACATCGACACAAAGAAGCAGTTGCCTGGAGCCACTCTTAGCGGCTTGTTCGCCCTCTATGAGGATGACAGCCTAACACATCCAGGGCAGCGGGTAATGGTGAGTCGTAGGGAGACTCATCTAAAGCAACATACTGGCTGGCTCGCCATCGACATAGACCTTGCGGACAATATGCAAATGAGCAATTTTGAGAATGTGCGCATGATTTGCCGTTTTCGTCCGGAGATAGCCTTGCTGATGCGGTCGTGCTCCGGCAGCGGATATTTCGGTTTGGTTAAGTTGGCGTACCATGAACGGCACAAGGACCAGTTCAAAGCTCTACTCAAAGATTATGCCGCTATCGGCATCACGCTCGATAAGTCTTGTGGCAATATAGGTCGTGTACGCTTTGCGTCATGGGATGATCCTGAACATATCTATATAAACGAGCGGGTGGTGCCGTATCGAGGATTGGCTGAGGATATGCCTCAGGTCATGCCGCAAGCAGTCAGACAATCGTATCGCTCTGAAGGTAGGGTTACTTACAATGATGAAGGTGGAGCGCAGTTTTGGGAACAACAGCGAGTGCAAGACCGCTTGATAGAGGTTATTGTGCTGGAGTTGGTAGCCAATCATAAAAATATCACCGAGAGTTATGAGGAGTGGACCAAGGTAGGTTGGGCATTGCGCTCGCATCCCTACGGTCTTGATTTGTTTCATCAACTCTCACGATGTAGTCAGAAATATAACGAAGGTCAGACAAACGTGAAATGGACCCTGTTAGGCTGTAGTAAGACCGTGACGTATAACTACCTAATTCATGCCTGCAAAACAGAGCTTGGAATGGAAACATATAGGCATATTTGCAGGCGAGTTTGGAGTGAGTTGAAAGGCTAAAACACCTTCACTGCGTATTCACTTCATATTCACTTGTTATTCATTGATTTTTTAATGTCAAAAATCCAATAAAAACGATATATATGAATAAAGTATTTTTTTCAAAAGAAGGCTTGACAGCCACATCTGCAAATCATGTTGCAAACATGGCCAAGGAGTATGCGCAGCGAATATCGGCGCAGGCTGACACCTTGCGTCTTTATAGCAAGAGCGCACGTCTGCTTGGCGATGCACAGCCATCGATTGTGGAAGCTCCTCTTGATACTCTTGATGCTATTCCCGATGTTATACGTCGTGTAGCTCAGTGTAATGCCCTTATCGGTTGGCTGCGTGAGGCTATCAACGAACGCAAGAAAGGTTTGAAGGCCGTGCAAGACTGCAACTTCATGGTGTGGGCTGACGAACACAATATTACTCTTCCTGAAAAGCCAGTGGTTCCTGATCCGGTCTCCGATATTGATAAGGTGGGCAATGAGATTTTGAATATAAAGGATCGCAACCGCTATATTGAGTTGAAAACCAAGATGGCGGTATATGGTAAGTATATTCATCCCGACGGGCTATTGCCTCTGGCATTAAAGAAAGTGTCATACCGTCTGGCTAATCCTACGGAGATAGAAGGAGAAGGCCGTGATATGGTTGTGTTCTCTTATAATGTTGAACCTAATACCATTGACCGACTGAATACAATCTTCTTCCAGCTTCAGGGTGAATATCGGGCATTGCAAGCTGAGTTTAATGGCATTGAGCATCGTTTCCGCATGGAAGCCGAAAAAGAGTACAGCAAGCGATTGGCTGAATACAAGAAAAAATATGCAGAGCATCAAGAAAAGATAAATATTTTCGATACTGAAATGTCGAGATTACAGACAATGTTCGTTGAGTGGCAACAGCAGGAAATCAAAGAGATAACGTCTCTACGCATTATCATCCCTAACGATCTCCAGGGAATATATGCGGAGGTCAACGGTTTGTAAAACATAAAATAATAAATAATACGAGGTGGGTAAGGTCAGACTGAAGGTCTTGCACCGTGAAACTGACTCTCACACGGATAGCATACGGAGTTTTCTTTTAGTGAATCATGCGTTTTTCGAAACGTGTCTCACGAGGTTATAGGTTCGAATCCTATCTTTTCTTTCAAGAGAAATGTAGCTCAACTGGATAGAGCAAGTATTGCGCAAAAAATCACTCCGCAGTCAACATCTTCTATTTCGCTATCACTATCACTCGACTGCGGTGGCTATCACTATCGCCATCATTATCACAGAAGTGCCGTATGAAGAATGTGGCTCACCTCGTTTTCTATACTCTATGAAACTAATAACAATTACTGGTCCGAGTGGTGCAGGAAAGGACACTGTGGCTCTGATGCTGTCCGACTTGGACGGCTATAAAGTGTTGTGTTCTTATACCACCCGCCCGAAGCGTGAAGGCGAGATTGACGGTGTGGAGCATCATTTTGTGGAGAAGTGCGACGTACCGCACGACAAAATGTTGGCATACACCCAGTATGGTGGCTATGAGTATTGGACCACCATCGACCAGGTGACGGACAAGGCTATTTACGTGATTGACGAGGACGGGCTGAGAGCCTTGTGCGAGAAAATTCCCGAAATAGAGCTATTCAAAATTTGCGTGTCGGCAACAGAAGCAACCCGACTGCGCCGAGGGGTGTCGCAGGAACGTATGTTGCGTGACAAACATCGCAATCTTTTGCCCTTGCTATCATACGATGCAGTAATCTTCAACAACGGCTCGCTCAAAAGTCTGTTCGATGCGGTGCATCAAGTGAAATCTATGATTGTGTAAACTTCGAGAATAATGCACTATCTTTTAAATAATAAACTAAAATTCATCCATAATGAAATTCATCGAACCACAAGTAGAATGGTGGCAGCAGACCACTCTTGCGCAACACATAGCAAGAGTGGGAAGGATTTGCTACAAGGCAAAGGGTAAGCAGCCTGAAGAAGGAATGACCGAAGAGGAAGTGAAAACTTTCATCCGAAAGCGTGACGAGGAACGCTGCAAGGGTTTCTGGGACAGCGGACATCGCTCGATGTTTCGCCATGGCACCATCTACTTCTTCATGCCCCACGAAAAGGGGCTCCCTAACTACATCTGGGCATATCTGGATGCATCGCCCTACATCAACTATGCCACCAAGAACCATAAGGTATGGATCAGTACCAATATGCAGTTCACGCTTGAGCACGAGGACTTGATGAATGTGCTTAGCCCGTATGGTGTCAGCGAAGACGAGTTTATTGAGAAGGCTCAAAAGTACGAGTGTGAGGAGGCATTCTCCATTATCCGCATGACGCTGGTAGTAACCACGCAGATAAGCACATCGCGCGAGCTTAACCGCACATCGCCAAACAGCATAGCCGAGCAGAGCACACGCTACTGTAACCTTGAGAAGAAGGGAGGCGTACAGATAGCACGTCCGCATTGGTACGATGAAGGCAGTCGTTGGCAGCGCATGGTTTATGGTCTTGTATGCCGAGTGTGCGAGTGGGGCTACAACCGACTTCTGAAGTCCGGTTTGAAGCCGCAGAACGCACGAGGTATTCTGCCTCTCGATACCTATACCGTTGTGGCATATACATACACGATTGCCGACTGGAGCCATATTCTTGAACTGCGCTATCATGATAAGACAGGTACACCGCATCCAAATGCAAAGATTATAGGCGAGAAAATACGCAATATCATCATCGAGCGTATGCGCCAGTATTGTGAGGAGTTTGACATTTAATCATCAATATAAACATATATATCATGGCGAATTTAACATTAAACGAATATCAGGACAAGGCAATGAGTACTTGTATGCCTGAGAGTGACAATCTATTCTATATGCTTGCCAATCTCGTAGGCGAGGTCGGCGAGTTTGCAAGCAAAGCCGGTAAGCACATGCGTAAGGGCAAGCTGCATATCACTACAACCCAGCGTGACGAGGAAGGCAAAATCCTGCATATACAGGTGTGGAACGTATCTGACGAGGAACGTCATCTTATGCTTTCTGAAATCGGTGACATTCTCTGGCAGACTGCCGGACTCGCTAAAGTTATGGGCGTTACACTCGAAGAAGTGGCTGAAGAGAACCTCGCAAAACTTGCCTCTCGCAAGCAGCGAAATGTCATTGCCGGTGATGGTGACGAGCGTTAGTATTTTATTTCTATAATCGGCCTTATGATAAATAATTAAAATTATGTCTAAGAAAAAGATTACTCCACAACAGGCAGCAAAAACGCTTATGCAACCTGCGATATATTGTTTCAACTTCAAGGATGTTCCTATTGATAAGTATATGCCGGCACTTAAAGAGGTATTCTATAATCCTAATTTCGTAGCTATTGCCGAGAAACGCAATGCCCTTGGCAAGTCTGCAGAACGTTTACGTCTTGGCTCAAGTGAATTGCAGAATATCACTCAAGCCATCATCCAACGCGACCGCAAGTTGGCAGATATGGTGTTTTCGGCACTGATGCAAGCCAACCTTAATGCTGACGAGTCATACGATTTTTTATCGTTTCCCACTCTGTTGAAGTATTATGTTGATTATTCTCGCGAAGGCATGAAGAACAAGGTAACTGCATTATCTGCTAATCTCGATAAGATGACTTTTTGTGCTGATTTTCTTGAGTCGGTACTCATAGATATAAAGGCAGATATGCGTGAGATATTTAATGACAGAGTAGAGTTTCAACAGTTTGACGCTGTAGCCCATGTGCTTACCCAGCTTCGCGGATTCTTTAATTCTGTTCGCTCCAAGACTTTTGATTCAGAGGAAGGAAAACTTTACGTAGACTATTCCGACTCTATCAATGCGTATCTTGACAAGCGCATCAAAACCTATACTCAGAAATATCGTAAGTTGCATCCTGCCGTGCCTGTTTACACAGAAGACGAAATGCTTGAAGCTCTAAACTTGTTTTTTGGTACAAAAATGTATTTTGGTGAAAAGTTTATCAAGCATACCGATACTGGTGGAGAATATATTGACGCTGTAGCATTGGCTTTTAATTTAAATGAAGAGCAAACTAAGAAACTTGATAAGGCTGTTGTGAACTCAGATAAAAAAACAGCTTCGGATGATACGTTGCGTTATTGTTTTGATGTGACTGATGCCATTATGAGAGAATATTTTGCCCATATTAATAAGTAATTTGTTATGCCAAATATTTACCTTCGTTTACCTACCAGTCGCTGCCAGTTCTTCCGAAATCGTGACCCAAAGCGTGTGCTTGCCAAGGACGAGCCGTTGGTATTCAGCGTCTATTCGCCTGAATATTTTGTTATGCGTAGTTCGTTGACTAATGCAGGCGTGTTATCGCAAGAGGTCAACACTCAATGCTTTTCGCATCAACAGTGGCGCAATATGCTGAATGGGCGACATCCGCTTGGTGGCAATATGCTGGTAACACGCGACAACTCAGAATACCTTACGTATGACGAGGTGTTGCACCTTAACGGCAACAAAGAATACTCCAAGAGCGACAATGAGGACTATTTGTGCATCAAGTTGCCCAGTGAGATTGAAGTGATAGATACCGTCAGGGCTGTCACGCCTACGTGGAACCTCGATCGTAGTGGTATTTATAAATTGTTAGAACTATTGAACAATGACTTTAAGCGTAGCGTGGTGGAATGGGCCTTGGCTACCTTTGACTTCTGCACCGCAAACGGTAAGATAATAGCTCGTAGCAAAGCTGCAATGCTTGAGCGTTATCTTATGCGTTATGGTATAAACCCCTCTTCTGAGGAGAAGGACAATCTGCGCCGAGTGGTGGAGCGTTGGCTCAAATCGGAACACAACTTCTTTAAGGCCTATTCGTGCCTTGATATGCAGTATGAGGATATGTCGGAATCCGAACATCATATCGACGAAATATCCTGGTTGCCCTAAAAAATAAGTGTATAAAACTGTTAATGTGAGTTGTAAAATAAGTTAAATAACAAACAATATTTTTCCCTTTATGAATTTACCCGATAAATGTAGAGAATTGTTCCTCGATGGCGTTACCGATGTAATGTTTTATCTGAAGGAAGAGTGTGTCATCCCTGTGCCATTCAGCATGGCACAAGTGCTATATATTAATAATTGTAGTTTGCCCACTGAGCCAACCCTGCATTTGGCTACGAGTGGCGAGAACTACGTTATTGTAGATAATCTTAAAGTAAAGGTGACGCTCGTCAAACAGGGCAATGGTACTATATATATATATGATATTAGTGCAAATGTGGCAAACGGAGGCGAAAATGTGGCTGAAGCGTACCGAGACATGCGTGATAAGGAGTATTACGTGGTATTGCGCAAGATGGACGGCTCGTTGCATCTGTGCTACACCTTACCCCATACATTCGGCATAGGTAACACCACGGACAACAGCCAAATCGTGTTGGCACGAACCTTCACAGCCACCACGCAAGCCATGTCGGAGCCGATACCTATCACGCTCCGAGAATAAAGCTATTCCAACCATTTTTCTGATACATTATATTATACTGTTAGAGCCGCTATTCGTGAGAATGGCGGCTTTTTTTGTCCTAATGTTAAAAAACATGGTCTTTAATTTTGCATACGGATAACACAGCGGGGTGGAGCAGCTGGCAGCTCACTTGGCTCATAACCAAGAGGTCGAGGGTTCGAGTCCCTTCTCCGCAACTTTTAGCAACCAGGTAAAAAGGTTGTATTCAGGATAACACAACACAAACAGAATTTTATGAAAGGCTTATTTGAAATACTAACCGAGAAGAAGTGGATGGTCAGTCCTGACTTCGTGCATGGTATTCGCAAGTCGCTTGAGCATAATCTGAATACTCATGCGACTTTCAGCAAGCCGGAGAAGACTTGTGGCTATGTCACAGCCAAGGATAAGGATGGCAACACCTATTATCCAGAGGAATATCAGGTTTCTGAGGATGGTACACAAGTGAGAGGCAACTGGTGTCTGAACCTCCCTGCTGATGATGAGAATGCACAGACCTTCCCTTTCGTCTCGGTTCTTACTGTTGACGGCCCTATCACTCGCAACGGCGGCTATTGTTCGTATGGTTCAATAGACCATCGCGACATGATGATGCGAGCAGCCGATCATCCCCTTTGTCGTGGTCACGTTTTCATTATCAACACTCCTGGCGGTTCTGCTTGGGCAAAGAACGATTATGCTCTTGCCATTGACTATGCCCACTCAAAGGGTCAGAAAGTTATAGCCTTGGTTGATGGTCTTTGCGCTTCGGCTGGTATGTACCTCGCTTCGCTTTGCGACGAGCGCTATTACATGAATCCGAAAGACCAGGTTGGTTGCATTGGTGTAATGGCAGCGTTCTATACGCTGCCTGATGGAGCAAAAGCCAAGTATAGCGATGAGACCTATCACGAAATCTACGATCCTAAGTCATTCGACAAGAACAAGGCTTACCGCGACATTGCTAATAAGGATGATGACAAGGAACTTATCAAGGAGCTTGCCGATCTTGGCGTTGAGTTCCGTGCCGACGTAAAGAAGGCTTGCCCCAATGCTACCGACGAGCATCTGCATGGCAAGGTGTTCAATGCAGAGGACGTGAAGAGCATTTTGGTGGATGGTCAGTCATCATTCATTGGAGTAGTGCAACATGCTTTTGAACTTTATGATGGCAGAGCCGAACTTATCAACCGAGAGCAGACGGTTGGGCCAAAGGATGAGCCAGAACCAGAGAAACCGGAAGCAACCAACACTAATATCAATATGGAGAAATATCCTCTTATTTGCAACGCTTGCGGACTGCAGGCTGGCGAGATTGCCGTTACTGAGGAGGGCGCGTATATGAACGCCTCGCTTCTTGACTCTCTCGAAGCCCACATGAAGGAAGCCGAGCAGAAGGTGACTGATGCCGAGCAGAAAGCCACCACAGCGGAGAACGCTCTCGCAGAATTGCAGGGCAAGTTTGATGAACTCTCCGCTCAAGTAAACGCAGCTAACGAAGCAAAGGAAGTCGCGGAGACCGCACTCGTCCAGGCTAACGAGGCTCACAGTACAGAACTAAGCGACCTTAACGCACAGCACTCCGAGGCTCTTGCCAAGAAGGACGACGAGCTGAATGGTCTCACCGAGGCAAAGGATAAGGAGATTGCCCAGCTCACAGCCGACAAGACTGATGCCGAGGCAAACCTTCAGACTGCTAAGGACGCGCTTGCTACCGCCGAGCAGACCATTACCGACCAGCAGGCTCAGATTGCCGCCCTCACCAATGAGGCTGGCGAAGAGCTGAACAGCGGCGATGCTCCTGAGAACAATGGCGAAGGTGTGAAAACGCCGCAGCTGCGCTCGTTCGATGGTAGCAAGTACAAGACCAATGTTGAGCGCAAGGCAGCTTTCAAGCGTTTCTTGCAAGGTGAGGACTAAAAGCCTCGCAGCCCTCAATCAACACAACCAACACAAAGATTTAACAACAACACAAAACACAAACGATTATGGCAAATTTACCTAAAGATTTTATCGGTCTTGACAATCTTCAGCATGTAGCCGAGGAGGTGTCAAAGGAGATTGTGATGGGTCCTGGCTATTCGGATGCCGAAGAGATGGACCGTCTTGGCATTGACATCATCACTGGTGTTCAGTTCAAGCGCACTTTCCACTTGTTTATCCGCAAGGGTGGCACCACACGTCGTAAGGACGTTCATCGCGAAATCAACAGCGAATCTGGATTCTTGAAAGAGCGTACTCTTGTCTCGAAACTCTCCTGGGATAAGTTTCCTGGCAATATAGACGACTTTGTTGAGACAGTATTCGGTACAGACGCTCAGGGTCAGTTCCCTCTCTCTTCACAGGCTGTAGAGGCGATCCTCAAGGACTATGCCGACAACCTTGCTGCTAACTTGTGGTTCGGCGACATCTCTCTTGACAATGGCGACGACTCCGTTCCGGCTCGCGACCAGGCAATGGCTCTCTACGATGGCTTCCACACTTGCATCAAGCACGACATCGAGGACGGTCTTATCTCAGAGGCTAACGGCAACCTCGTTCCTTGCGAGGCTATCTCTGCTCCTGCCAACAGCGACGACTCTACTCCTTACGACAACTTCATCAAGTGGCACGCTAAGTGGGACGAGCGTCTTCGCAAGGTTCCGACACGTGTTTACATGAACGAGGCAACTGCCATGAACATTGCAGCAGGTTATGCTAACAAGTTCCATGGCAACTTCCGTGTAGAGTACAATCAGGGCGACAACTTCAAGTTGCCGGGTCTCTCTAAGGTTACTATCTGTCCTATTGCCAACTTCGGCGAAGGCGACCGTATGTACGCTACCATCGACAAGAACTTTGTTTACGGTGTTGACACACTCAGCAATCAGCAGTATGTAAGTGTTCGCCTTGGCTCCGACCGAGATCACAGAGACCTGTCTTTCCAAATTCAGTCAATACAGGGAGCAGGTGTACGCAACTTCCTGAAATCTGCTTTTTGCGTCAGCGACGGTAATCTCGTTGCTCCTGAGTATGTAGCCGGTGATTACGACAACACTATGCTCGTGATTACTCTTGCAGGTTCTGACGGTCAGAAGCCGGACGGTACTGTGAAGGTGAACGGCACTGCTTACACCAAGCCGCTTGAAACTGCGCCTAATCAGATTCTCTCTCTTGAAGCAACCGACGGCACTACCTACAAGTTTGCAGGTTGGAGCAACGGTAAGACCGAGAAGAAGATTCAGCTCACAGCTTCCGGCATGAACATGGGCTTGACAGCCTTCTTCAAGAAGAACGGCTAACCTTTAGCGGAGTTTCTTTCACTCTATATTTTCAGGGCGACGGTCGCGGCTGATCTGACGGAACACGCTAATCCGTCGCCCTTTTTTAAATCAACACAACACAAAAACTCATAGAATATGGCAGTAACAGCAACATGTCCTGAGATTAAGGATATTCTCGCCGCTAACGATTGCTTAGAGAATTTTGGCGGCCTTGGTGTCAATGTGTATGTTTTCATAAAGGGCGATCTCAAAGCCCCTCTGAAGGCAGAAAAGAACGTTTATCCTGCTCTGACCGCCGAGTCGTTCAACTCAGGTAAGGGTCTTTACAAATTCGAGTGTAAGGAGAGTAGCCAGGGACATTCTTTCGAGTCCCTTGGCCGAAAAGGCGGCTACAAGCAGCAGATTGACTATGTACTCGAAAGTGTAAACGCAGCGTCTGCAGAAGTGGCCCGCGCTCTGAACAACCTTGACCTTGGCTACATCTTCCAGGATGGAGAGAAAAGTATCATCGTGTACGATTCTCAGCATAAGGTAGAGTATGCTTCGGGTGGCATTAAGGGCGACACGGGCAAAAAACCCGACGATGATCGTAGCGTTGTTTGTAGCGGAACTCTCCAGCCCACAATCTACGGACGCTACGAGATTCCAGAGCCCGAAGGCGGTTGGGACTCGCTCCTCGCATCAAAAAACGCGTAAGCGATATTGACGTACAGAGCGAAAGCAATATCGCAAAAAAAGTGCTCGACGATACCGATTCTTCTTTCTTCAGCACAAGTGACGAAGAGGAAGGAACAACGGCAAAGAAGAGCAAGAAATAATCGCTCATACGAGGAGGTTTTCATCATACGACAAATTCCTGCATCAATCCTTTATATAAAAGGTATTGATGCAGGAATTTTTTATTATATACATATTAGTATTTTTAATATCAAATGTAAATCAAATAAGATAATCATCGTTAATTTTGCAATTAAAAAAGCTTTTTTAATTACATTGTTGTAAACGTAGAATAACTAAAAATATAGAGTTTATGGAATTAAGACATTTACGCTCCTTTGTTTATGTCGCCGAAACAAAGTCGTTTAGTACGGCTGCTACACGTTGTTGCGTCACCCAGTCGGCGGTAAGCCAGCACATTCGCGCCCTGGAGGACGAGTTAAGATGTAAGTTGCTCATTCGCACATCGCACGGCATTATGCTCACCGAAAGCGGTGAAGCCTTGTTGCCTCGTGCTAAAGAAATTCTGAAGCAGACCGAGGACTGCAAAGAGCAAATCAACGCCCTCAACAACTGCATGACCGGCGAATTGCGCATAGGCGTAGGCTCGTTTATTTCTCCGTATGTCCGCATGGCAGCATTGATATTCATAGAGAGATACCCCAACGTGCGTATCAATGCCGATTTTACCAAAGCTTACCTTCTTAATCAATCGCTAAGGGCGCACATGTTAGATCTTGCTTTCACAATGAATATGGCATACCGTCACGAAGGAATAGAGTCGAGTCCCTGCATTCCCTTTAATGTATATGCCATCATGCGCGACACCCATCCGCTTGCCTCGCTCTCAAAGGTGTCGTATGAGGACATTCTGAAGCACCCCATCATCATGCCCGACATAGGCGAACGTGCCATTGAAACCTTTCGGCAATACATACAGCGTGACCTATATAAGCTCAACATCAAGTGCATCATCAGCGACCCTGACGAAGCCCTTGCCTCGGTGGAACAAACCAGGTATATAACGTTCATGCCTAAGCTCTACCTGCGCAACCACCCTACTCTTGTAGCTCGTCCCATCGTCGGACTCGAACAGCAGTTGATGAGCAACGCCCACTGGATGCAGGACGTACCAAAGAAGCGAGCCGCACAACTATTTCTCGACATCATTCGCGAGGAAGTGGTGCCATACATTTCCGTAGCCGAAGAGACTCAAGGGAAGTCCTCACTGCCACCTTGATAGTCATTAGATTTTCTTATACCGACCCGAGTCTCACGTTAGCAGCGTGAGGCTTTTTTATTTTATTATTAGCCGAAATTATACGTTATTCCACGGTAAGAACACTTAATAAGAAACACTTCGCCCCTACCACTTTCTCCCCTACCTTTGCAACAAGTTCAATAATGGACGAAATCAACCAAACACAAAACACTATGCAGATTAAAACTAATGACGGCAACTATGATGTTGCCAGCAAGGGACTTGGCAACACAGCCTTGGGTCTCGGCATCGCAGGCTTGGCAACGAGTCTATTGGGAGGCAGCGCCTCGCTTCTGGGCATGGGAAGAAACAACGGCATGACAGCCAACCCTTCCGACCCTGACGCACGTTTCGTAACTAAGAGTGAGACTAACCTTATCCAGGAGAACAGCACTCTGAAGACCGAACTCGCCATTCAGAAGAGCGAGAACTACACCGACAAGAAGCTCGTGGAAGTGACACAGTATCTCGACACAAAGTTGCGCCGTGTTGAAGACAAAGTGGATGCAAACAAGGATGCGCAGCAAGCCGTCAACGCACAGCAGATGGCTTACAATGCGGCAGCTAACGCCAGCATTGATGTACTCAAGTCGCAGGTGGCATCGTTGTCGAGCGTAACCAAGTTGTTCATCCCTTCAACCAACGTATGCCAGACTGGTTGCGGTTGCGGTTGCGGATGCAATCAGTAAGAGAATGACGTAATCCTGTTATATATATGGAATACAAAAACTCACAAATCTTGGCGGCAGTCGTGTCAGAATGGGCACGACCCGCCATTTCGCAGATAGCCGCGGGCAACCTCATGCGCCTGCCCATGCTTCAGTCTCTGCAAGCAACCATCGGCTCGTTAGGCATCGTCAGTGGTAACTATTCCCTACAGAAGGACATTGAGCCGCTTATCCAGCCAATTATCAACTCGCTCGTCGCACCTATGCTTGCCCGATATTTCGGTCAGATACCCGAAGAGAGCATACCGCAGATGGCACACGACATCGTGGAGAAGATGCGCGATAACGGACCGCTGTCTGTGCTCGAAGGCATGGTAACGTTTGAGGAAGAAGACCTCACCGAACTTGCCGATCTTCTTGACAAGAACCTGCCCGTAGAGCAGACACCAGGCTATCAGGTAAAACATTAAACAGAGTTACAAACCAAGCGGCGGCAAGCATCGTCGCTATAATAAAACAGAAACGATTATGAACAAACGTACCATTCCGGCTATCATCATAGCCACACTTGCGGCAGGTGCAACTGCCGCCGCACCATATTATGATGTCAACATCACACAGCAGCTCTGCACACCGGCTTGTGTAGACGAGACTCCCGTGTTCGCTCCGAAGTTCTCCGTCAAGAGCATTGCCAACGTAGGCACATCACAGTATATCATCGTCATTCACGTAGAAGGCGTAATAAGCTACATCCCTTGCAACTGCGGCTCGTGCTGCACACGCTCACAAGTGGTGTCGCAAGACTTCACCATTCCTGTGTTCAGCGCCACCGCCATCAATTCGGCAACAATAGCAGTGGGCACCGTACAGAACGGCATTGCACGCATATCGTGCTGTAACTGCTCCAAGACTTTTGTTTCCGACTGCCCAGTAACGCTCACCCTTGCAACTACATAAAGCCATGATAGTTCTGATAGCTATAGCCACCATGATAGCCGCCACGCTCGCCCAACACCTCGGACTGGCCGAAGCCATTGCCCGTGTTGTTGACAAGGTGGCATCATGCCCTCAGTGTTTCACCTTTTGGGTTACAATGTCGGCATTGCTCTACCTCGGCTACGATGTCTATACATCGGTGCTGGCGGCTATTGTGGTGGCATATCTGTCAAACTGGTTTGTGTTGTTGCTGCTTATCCTTCAACGAAAATTCACGAAGCTATATGAAAAAGAAAGACATACCACCGACCGCCTTGAACACTGAGGCAAAGGCAGAAAGCAAGCCCGAGGCGCAGACATTCTTTCCTATATTGCATGTCTCTGTGCAAAAAAGCCTGATTGTCCCACATTTTCGGGGTATTTGCCCTACATGTTAAACATATAAAGTACAAACACAATGAATTACAAACAGATGATTGAACAGGCTCGTGCCAATGGCATGGCTACCGAGAAGAAGATGTGGGCAGCAGTAGATACTCTCTCTACCGACCTCCTTGCGCTGGAGCAGACCGACCCTAAGCTCTACTGGCACATATTGCGCCGTCAGCACGCCGTTCTCTACGGCCGGCACTATTCTGAGAAGATGGCTAACCACGATGTGAATGCTCTTGTCTATAGCGGCATGTACGACGAGGAGGGTACGCCAACCGGCGGAGGCGCACATTGGACTCGTATCAAGGTAGACGAGCTGACTAAAGGCATGAAGTTTCACGCCAACGTAAACGCATGGGACAAATATGTCGCCTTCAACTCTATGTATGCCGACCTTTGCGCTTGCATGGGCGAAGAGGAGATAATTAAAGCCGCCTACGCTTTCTACTTTTGTGATGACGACTGGCAGCCGTGTGAAGACGACTGCACTAAGGTATGGGACTACAACGCCCTACACGCCACCCTCTAATTTTTGAATTTTACATTTGTTTTCTTCAAGCCACTTTGCGTCAATTACACAATTCGCAGAGTGGCTTCATTTGTATATTTGCCTTATACCTCCTCTACCATGTCCGCCATACCAAATTAAAAACTCCTACCTTTGCCCATGAAAGAAACCCGAAAATTATGACACAACGAAACATCAACCTAACGCTGCCTCGCTCATGGAACGAGTGTAGCACCGAGCAGTTGGAGCTCGTCTCTCGCATAATGCTTGAGCAGATACAGCGAGCCGACCGTTATCATCCCTTCGACATGCGCAATGTCAAGATAGCGTGCTTCTTCGTCTTTGCAGACATAGAGATAGTGGAAGGCATAGACGAGTCGAAGCCTCTCGAAGAGCAACACTACACTTGCCGACTCTCCACCCCGAGCCGTCGCAACCGTTTCTTCCGTCGCAAGCAGCAGAAGGACGACACTTTCCCCATCTACCTATGGCAGCTCAACTATTGGCTAAGCCCCAAGCCGAAGACCAACGATCGCAACTCGGCTGAGTATCTTGCCGCTGGTGCCGGACTGCTTGACTGGCTCGACAACGAGCGTGGAGCTCACCTCACTCGCTTTCCCTACCCCATCCTTCGCCTACGCAACAAGCGCGGCCTGCTACGTCGTAAGACCGACTATGAAGGTCCGGCGCAGGACATGGACGGATTTTCCTGGCAGCAGTATCGCTTTGCCTCCGATCTCATAGGACAATACACCTCGCTCGCCAACAACCTTGTCAAGATGAAGCAGATGGGCAAGTTCACGCCCGAGCAGATAGCGCAGCAAGCCGACAGCGTAGACCAGGCACGCTCTATGTTCCTCGCTACCATCTTCAACCGTCGTATCGACTTCATCGACACCAACACCAACCTGAAGGTGCATGATTTCCATTACGACACCCGCCAGTTCGACACCCAAGCCCCACTCTTCCGCCATTTCCCCGACCACCAATGGCAACCCATCCTCTTCTGGTGGACCGGCATGATGCACACCCTTTCACGGCGTTATCCTCATGTATTCAAGGTGCAGAAGATCGACCGCACACAGCGACCCTCAACCCCACTTGAAATATACACCGCCACGACCGCCACGATGCAGAAGTACGCCGGACTGACCGAAGACCAGGTGAACAACCAGTCGTATTCGCTCGTATTGGAGCACTTGGAGCGATTGAGCAAGGAGAACGAGGAGATGGAGAGGATAAGGAAGAGTAAGTAATAATGTATTCACGGAAATATAGAGTATGAAGAAGATTATGTTCAACGACAAGTACGGTCTCACACAGGCCGTATTTGAAGGTAGAAAGACCCAGACAAGAAGAACGTTTCTTAAACGCGGCGAAGAGTCTCTTTTACACGGTATAACACCGGAATATTTAATTTCTGTTAGGTCTCGCTACACGCTCGGCGAAACTATAGCCATCGCTCAGAAATACGAAGATCTGATAAAGAATGATGAATTTTACCGTCTTTGTGGTAAAAACGGAATGCCTTTGGAGTGCATCAAATACGAGAGAGGGTGCAACAATAAGATGTTTGTCCGTGCAGACCTTATGCCTCACCACATCCGCATAACTAAGATCCGCATGGAGCGTTTGCAGGATATAAGCGACGAGGACTGTTTGAAGGAGGGTATATGTCGTTCAGACATTAAAAACACGCTGTGGGGTGTAGCTCCTATTCGTGGGGAAGGCGAGTCGGGAACAACCTATGAACATTCCGTCTTAGGCTACGGACCCTGGCAATTGTTTCCTTCTGTAAAAAGAGCCTACGCCTCCCTTATAGACCGCATCTCCGGCAAAGGCACTTGGGAGAGCAATCCTTATGTATTCGTTTATGATTTTGAACTAATAGATTAGCTTATGATTATCAAAGTAATACGTCGCAACCGTCCTGACTGCGTTAAAGTAACAAACAATAACGTCACTATAACTGACCTTTCTGACCTTCTTTCGGATATAGAAGATGCGTTGAAATATTGGGAGGAATTTGATCGTAATGCCGTAAGGTTGGATTTGGAGTCTTTAAACGGAAAAAAGTAAAGTATAACGAAAATATAGAGAACAATGAAGATAAAGACAACTCAAATCATAAAGAAATTGATGCCCAACTCTAAAAATTTTCGGGTTAGGGTGAAAAACCAGCGAAAGTTGAGTGAAGAACTGGTACGTCGTCTTTGGTGGAAATATGATGTGATTGAATACTGCGACAATAAGGAAGAGTTTGACAGTTCTGTATTGAAGATTAAAGGTTATTTTGATTGGCGAGACTCTCGCTGTTTACGTTTTCCACCTAAGAAATACGTTCCTAAGAATCTTCCGCTCATGGATAAACCTAAACCGTTGTTTCATATCATCAGGTTAAAGGAAAATCGGTTCAAGGTTGTCTGGATAAAGAATAAACATTAACAGCATAACGAAAATATAGAGAATATGAAAACAATTAAGTTTAAAGGTAAGAGCATAGAGGATGGACAGTGGAATTACGGCGACCTGTCCCATGTGGCAGATCATACTCTTATAAAAAACGATGTGTGCCGTGATGGACGTCCTAAATTTACGTTTGACGTAGACCCCCAGACCATCTGCCAGTTCACCGGTTTTCACGATAAGAACGGCAAGGAAATTTATGAGGGTGATGTTATCCATATCGGACCAGATTATTGTGTCGTGATATGGGTGGAAGATTTAGGCGGCTTCTACCTGAAAGCGGATTATGCAAAATTACCTTGCGACAGTCCTTTAGGTGCAATGTTGCATCGTTACGACTTCAAGGTTATTGGCAATATATACGAGCAGAAGTGGACAATGCGAGTCAAGGTCTCTCAACGTAAAGAGGGGTAAGCAATGACCCTTTGGGTGCTGGGCTTGAATACAAAACTAAAATTATAAACGAGATATGAAATTTGGAATTATTGATTTTATGATGGCATCGCTTCAGGTAGCCTTCATTGTGATGAAACTCTGCGGAGCAATCAGTTGGTCATGGTGGTTAGTAATGCTGCCCATTCTCTTTGTTGTAGTGTTAAACGTTCTCGTATTCCTTCTTATCGTCAACATAAAGTTGTACAAGTCGCTTCTACGCTTCAAGCACTATGGCACCGACAATGAGCTTGCTATTCGCTTGAAAAAGATGCAGCAGGAAAGGGAGAAGTTGGAGCGAGAAATGTCACAGTCCACCACAACGAAACAATGACCCACCTCTACATTTCCGTGCATCCCGTTAGCCATCGGCTCGAATGGCGAGGATGGGGGGGTAACTTCTCTCCCACCCTTAGAGCCACAGACTACAAATGCCCTCATTGCATAATGATTGAATATGACTGACCCTCACTACAAGCGCGGCACTATTCGCAAGGATGGCAAGCTGTATGGTCGCTATCCTGATGGCTCGCTCTATCGCATCTACTCCACCACCGACCGACCGTTCCTTCAGTTGGTGGACCGACAGGGCGAGACGTTCCTTCGCATACGCCAAGCCACCGAACTGGGCTACACCGATTGCCCTTGCCATGGTGCCGCCGACCTAAGTTATCCGTCCTCGGCTCTAAGGCGCAGCCGGACGGTAGGGGGGTAAGCTCGTAAACGCACTGACCGCAGCAAGTGGCGGAATCTGCGTGTTTGTTGAATTATAACGAATATGATTAACATCCAACCCTTAAATGTCTGTGTGGGAGGAATAGCAGTAACACTGAATACCCGATACGAGCGGCTTTGCATTGAGCATTTGATGTCACTCGCCCACTTTCCGAGGACAGGCGTAATGATAGAATACAAATAACAGCAACAATATGATCACAAAACTAAATTTCACCGATCGCACCATCAAGAGCTATGCCATCCGCAAGCTCACACCAAAGGAGTGTTTCCGACTGATGGGCGTTCGCGACAACGTAATCGGCACGATGCAGAGCAGCAATGCCCAGGCAGCCGAACGTCTGCCCGACTGGAAAGGCAAGGGCAAACCCGAAGACATGGCTATATCTGCCTCACAGCAGTACAAACAAGCCGGAAACAGCATCGTGGTGGACGTGTTGGCCCACATCTACGAGCAGCTTTTCTATCCTACGCCCAAACCTCGTAAGCAAAAGCAGCTCTCGCTCTTCGACGACCTCAAAGACACGTTGCCCGACCTTCCGCGCCCCGCAGCCGACAAGAACGAGGAAAAGATATTCCTCACCACGTTCTCCGGCTACGACTCACAGCTCATGGCAGCCGATGTGCTACGCGAGTGGCACCCCGACTTCCGATGGACGTGCAAGGGATGGAGCGACATCGACAAATACGCCTGTCAGATGCACAACCTCGTCTTTCCTCAGTTTGCCGACTGTGCCCTGGGCGACATCACCAAGATAGACTGGCACGAGGTGAAAAGCTCGCTCGAAGGGCGCGAAGTTGACCTCTTCACCTATTCCTCGCCTTGCCAGGACATCAGTCAGGCTGGCAAGCAGATGGGTTTGCAGGAGGGCAGCGACACCGAAGCGCACTGCTTTGGCGTGTGGCGGATGCCGTGGAGGTGCTTCGCCCGAAGTATCTCTTGCAGGAGAACGTGGCGGCACTGGTAAGCCAGAAGTTCATGCCCGACTTCCTGAAGTGGCTCGACAAACTCTCCTCGCTCGGCTATGTGAGCCGTTGGGCTCGACTCAACGCCAAGAACTACGGTGTGCCACAGAACCGCGACCGTGTGTTCTGCCTCTCCATGCGCCGTGACGTAGCCTTCGACTACCAGTTTCCCGACCCCTTCGAGCTGAAGACCCGACTGGAGGATGTGCTGGAAGAGGAAGTGTCCGACCGCTATTTCCTCAAGGACGATGCCGTGAGCAAGTTCCTCAAGGCAAACGACTCTGACAATGCCCTCTTCCTTCAGTTTGATTTGCCACCAACACACGAGGCTGCAATGTTCCTCAAGACCGAGCTTCAGATATTCATGGAGCGCCACAACGGATGGAACAAAGGCATTGAGTGGAACGAGAAGGTGATAAACGGTCATCGCCCTGCCATCGCCTTCCACTACGAAATGTTCAAGGAGAGCCCAAAGAAACTGGATGCAGAATATTGGTGCGGCTTCTATGAAATGTTTAAGGAGAACATGGAGAGGAATAAGTATGCGAACTGACAACCCACCCGACCGTGTAATCCGTATCATAGCTGATATGATTAGGGTGGGGTAGGTTGCTCACCTGCCCTGCCTCAATGTTCAGCGCAGAACGCTTCAACGGAGCCTTTCACGGTATAGCAATAACCATCATGTCGCGCACCGATTGCAGCGACGTATTCTTTGTAGCAGTAGAATTATGAATAACCCTCGCCCCATCGTCCTCGGCTCCTACAGCCCCTCACAGAACGGCATCATCGTGTCGCCACATGGCATAGCCTTGTGCATAGCCGGGGGAGGTAAAGGTCACGACGTGGATAAACCGAAAATATTGATAGAGTATGATTAACAGTTCCATCCTCGTCCACTACCGCACTGAGGAAGCAAAAGCCTACCGTCGTGAGTATGGCGACCGGGGAGGGTGTAAATACGGCGATAAGTATCACCGCCCCAGTCCGTGGCCGTGGAGCAATTCGATAACAACAGTAACAAAAGACAACCTCCTATGCTACACTTTCGCATAGCAGCCTTCCGAGGCCGTGCCCCCGATAATCCCTCCGACCGCAAGCATCCCTCCAACGGACGCTTCTGTCAGCGAATGGAGATAAACGTGTTGGGCATTACAAATACGCTTACGTCAGTAGGCAAAGACAATATGGTATTGATAACGTATGATTAACCAAATCCCTTTTGTGCAACGCACGACCCATCTCTGCCCACGTCGGGGGTACTCCACCGCACTATCTGCACGCTACGACGGATGGGCAGGACTCTACGACGAGCACGGACAGCACACCATTGTATTGATAGAATATGACTGACAAGTATTACATCGGATGGGTACGCAGCGGCAAGGACGGCAAGGGCCTCGTAAAGAGCCGACCGCGCAAGCGGATAGCCAATGCCGTGACAACCTCACCGCCAGGCTGCTTTGCCGACCCTCGCGACGGACTGGGCAACACCACACCGCATATAGTATATGAATATGAGTAACCGTAAAGACCTTATAAGGATGAAGTGGCGTGATGACGACACCATTCGCTTCTATCGCGACACTACCGACAAGCGAGGAGTGAGCGAACTTGTAATAAACAATGTGGAGAGGGTAGCCTACACAATTGTGTCCGGCAATGTTGCCAACGTCCTCATTCCACTATAGTATATGAATATGAGTAAAAATGTAACAAACCTATAAAAACAATATAGACAATGAAAACAGAAGAAATCAAGCCTGGCGACATTCTTTTTGACGAAGAGCGAAAGATGTTGGTAAAAGTTGCGCGAGTAGATGAAGACGGAGTAGTAAAGTATTCGGCATATACCGACATGCAAAGGATATTCCAGACCCCACCTCCACCCTATCGCGTAGGTACACGCACAGCCGATGTCTACATTCCTGCCACCGACGAGCAGCGCAAGTATATGGAAAGAAATTTGGCTGTGTGTGAGTATGTAAACTTACCTAAAGACAACCGCATGGAGGTACTCGCCTACATCATTGCCGACCTGAAGGCAGAGAAATTGAAGCTGGAGCAGCGCGTACATCAGCTCGTGGACGACTACAACGGCGTGGTACGCCAGTTGAACGGTAAGGAGAAGTGCAAGGATGAAGACCTGTCAAGGCAGACGCTTTGCCAGATGTGGCAGATACGCGACCATTGCGACAAACTGGAAAGAGAGAATGGAGAGCTGAAGAGGTTTGTAAAAGCGTTCCATTCCTTTGTGAAGGACAAAGCCATTTATATGATAAAGGCGACGAACTGCCCGTACTATCAAGACGGACCTCATGTATGCTCAACATTCTGCCAGAAATGTGACTCATGCCTGTGTGTCATTGAAGGCTTTGGTGTGATTTGTGAGAAAAGTTTGGCAGAAGTAAAGATTTTTTCCAAACGATGACTGACACCACCCTACGACCGTATGTTTGAACAGAGTCGCCCACGCTGCATACGCAAGGAGTGGTGGTCAAGAGATAAAAGTATTAGTGGAACTATAAATAAAGATTGAACATGAGAAGATTTGTGATAAAGGCATTGCGAAACTACGGCTACCGCTTTCTGGAGAATAAGAGATGTTTCTACACTTTTGCCAAACCGCTTGGCTACGGCATGCTTCGTGCGGATGTGTGCGAGGGTAAAAACTCTGTAAGTGTCATGCTGATTGTTAAAGGAAAAAAGATAGACGGCAAACACCCTAATCTGATATGGCAGCGGACGAGCCAGGGCTTTCTGGAAGAACATAACGAACAGAAGATGTACGAGGCTTTTGTGCAAGCCCTTGCCGACTGTGAGGCAGACATCTTCTCCAAAACGCCTGTGGCTTGGTTGCAAAACCGAGACGTGAAATACGACTTCGAGGAGAATGTCCATATCGAGTAAAAGGCATAATCTACCTTTGCACAAGCATACGAAGAACAAGGGACGGCTTACAGACTGTCGTCTGACTAAAAAACTGCGTAACATTTCATCTATGATACAACATCAATATTGGGAAGACTCCACTCGCATACTCATTACCGACGAGCAGCATCATGGCAGTATACAGGCGTTTATTCCTCACCGCACCGAAGACAGACCTTTGGATGGCGCAGCTGATGCTCTCATCTACTCGCTGTGGGTGGACGAAGCTCACCGTGGCCATGAGGTGGCAAAACACCTGATTGAGACCGTAGAGAGGGAGCTGAAGCGTTGCGGCATAGCGAACGTCGCAATATCGTGGGACGGACGCGACTCTCCTCCATGGGTGTTGCATTGGTACGAAAGGTTGGGTTACGAAGGAAAGGCGTTAGGCCATCAATGCAGCACGCTTCTCAAACGGCTGTAAGGTACGCAACCGCAGAAAGTTTTTCAATAAAAGGAACTTATCCCGAAGCGCAAGGGACCGTACTCAGTGTGCCGCACGTCGCCGCTCCGTACAACGTATTTAACGGGCTCTGGTGCAGACGAGCGAGAAGAAGGAAAACTCAACCACTGCACATTTCTTTTTATTAACGGATTTATAGAGAACAACGAACAATGAGTGACTTAAAGATTTTTGCAAAGACCATCGAACCTGAAGCCCAGAAGCAAGTAAGGCAGATGGCAGAGAGCGAGGCTTACCGCGACTGCAGGATTCGCATTATGCCCGATTGTCATGCTGGCAAGGGATGCACCGTAGGCACTGTGATTGAGACCCGCGGCAAGGTGGTGCCCAATACCGTAGGCGTGGATATAGGCTGTGGTATGTTGGTATTCAAGTTCGCTGAGAAGGATATAAACCTTTCGCTTCTCGACCGAATCATCAATGAGTCGGTGCCGAGCGGATTTGACGTTCACGAAAAGTCCAAGCTAAAAGTTATGAGTCCGCTTACGTCACATCTTTTGCTCGATTTGTACGAAAGGACACAAGGTTGCTTCGACCCCGACTATATCGGACGCTCGCTTGGCACCCTCGGTGGCGGCAATCACTTCATCGAGCTTGACGAGGACGAGTCGGGTTATAAGTATCTTGTGATACATTCGGGTAGTCGCAATCTCGGTGTTAAGGTGTGCAACTTTTTCCAACACTTAGCCAAGAAGAACGTGAATCGAAACGAGGAGCGCAAGCGCATCATCGAAGACTTAAAGAAGTACGGCTTAGAGAGGGAGATTAACAATACGTTGCGTCGTTTTTGCGCCGTGCCTCCCGACCTCGCCTATCTTGAGGGAGAAGACCTCGATGCCTATAATTTCGCTGCGCACGCCTGTCAGTGTTTTGCCGACGACAACAGATGGAATATAGCAATGACTATAATCCATGGGCTTCAATTATCGTTCGTGGATTTCTTTACCACCAGGCATAACTATTTCGACATACACTCAGGCATCATCCGAAAAGGAGCCGTGCGTGCCGAAAATGGCGAGCAGCTCATAATCCCTTTGAACATGCGCGACGGTTCTTTGATATGTCGCGGCAAGGGTAACGACGACTGGCTTCAGTCGGCTCCGCACGGTGCAGGCAGACTAATGTCGCGCTCGGCAGCAAAGAAACAGCTCAGTATGGAGGAATACCGACAGCAGATGCACGACATATACTCAACATCGGTATGCGAGTCAACCATCGACGAGTCACCAATGGCTTATAAGTCGGCCGAAGAGATAGAGGCGCTTATAGGCGACACGGTGGAAGTGGTGAGGCGCATCAAGCCGATATACAACTTTAAGGCAAAGTAATAACAATTAACGGATTTATAGACAAAAGAAATATTTATGAAAACAAAGAACATTGTCATGGCTTCCATTTTGCTTGTGGTAGCCATTATGGTAGGCTCACTGGTAGCCACCTACTTCAGTTACAACAACCGCGAGATTGCGCTTCGCCAACAGGCAGAGGCACAACGCGGAAAGATTGAGGGCGTTCACGACAAGATGTGGAAAATCATTCAGCAGAAGGCGCAAGTTACGGACGAGTACAAGGCCACCTTCGAGAAGATTTATCCGCAGCTTATTGCCGGACGCTACCAGAACGACCAGGGCACGATGATGAAGTGGATAAAGGAGAGCAACCCCAACTTCGATGTATCGCTCTACCGCGACCTCATGCAGGCCATCGAGATACAGCGCACCGAGTTTCAGACCTCTCAGGAACGTATGCTTGACATTATCCGTGAACACGAAACGCTTACTCGCACCTACCCTGCCCGATGGTTTGTGTCAAATACCATGCCTATCGAGTATAAGGTGATTTCGTCGTCGCGCTCCAAGGAAGTGATGGATATAGGCGAAGACAACGACGTGGATCTGTTCGGCAAGAAAGAGTAAAGGCGTATGGAACTACTCGTTTTTCTCATCCCCTTCTTTGTGTCGGCTGTGTTGCTACTGTTCTTTCGCAAGCAAACAACATGGTGGGAACATGCCATACTTATCATCCCCTCGCTCCTTGTGGGCGCAGCGATGATATGGGCGTTTGAGCGCGTAGAGTCGAGCGACACAGAATATTTAGGCAGCTACATCACGAAGATACGCTATTACGAGCCGTGGAATGAGCAGGAGGAGCATACCGAAACCTACACCGACGACAAAGGCGAGAGTCACACCAGAACCTATTACACCACGGTAAACCATCCCGAACGTTGGACCTACTACGACCATTCGGGACGTGAGCGAAAATGTTCCCATGAAGACTTTTCGGCTATGAAGCGTCGCTTGTCGGTGGCTTCGGTATTCGTGGATATGCACCGCCACTATTACACCCATGACGGCGATGCGTATGAATACCGATGGAACGGTCAACCTGCTACGCTCTATTCCGTTACTCGTGAACATGAATATGAGAACAAGGTGAAGGCTTCGCGCTCGGTGTTTAAGTTTGAGGACATCAGCGAAAAGGAGGCTCGCCGACTTGGTTTGCACGAATATCCCCAGATACGGTTTTGCGACCAATCGCCTATCATCGGAGCAAAGTTCTCTGCCCGTCAGGAACGAGCCATCCGTGTGCTCAACGCTCGATACGGACCTAAGAAGGAGTTTCGCCTCTATCTGCTTTTCTATCGCAACAAGCCGCTATCCATTGCCGACCGACAACGCTCATATTGGCAGGGAGGCAACAAGAACGAGCTTGTGGTGTGCGTAGGTCTTGACAGCCGTAACCGCGTGGTGTGGAGCTATGCCTTCTCGTGGTGTGACTCGCCCGTGCTTGCCGTGAAGAGCCGCGACTGGTTTATGTCGCACCGTCTCGACCTCTGCGCCTTTGCCTCGTACATCGAACCGATTGTGCAGAAGGAGTGGAAACGCAAGGAGTTTTCCGACTTCAAGTATCTTTCGGTAGAACTGAGCAACAAGGAGTATTGGGCTATCATTATCATCATGCTCTTGCTCAACATCGGCTTGAGCGTATGGGTAGTGAGAAACAATTATAAAAATTAGTATAAACAATAACAATTAAACAACAATAATTATGAATTTCATTTTTTCATCACTCATCGTGATTCTCATCATCCTGCTGTTCACCATCTTCGCCGCTTGGCTCGACAAGTTCGGACGGAAGCACAAGGAGGAGTTTATTGACAAAGCCATCGAGAAAGTCTTTGACAAGGTTTCCTCAATTGTTACAACTTCTGTTTCCGTGGTAATGGATCAGCACAAGATAGGTCCGTGGTATCTTGTGGTATATACCAAGGAAGCCAACCACCCTATATGGATTTCTAACAATAATATCCGAAGCGTACACCCTGATCTGAAGAACCGCAAAATCATTATCAAGCAGTTCAATGCCGAGGATATGGTGATTGACAATGTGGAGAACTACGAGTTGTGCTCGGGCAACGAAATGTGCGACTACGACATGTAGGCGGCGGACGCAACTAACAATATACTTTGACTGGATGTTTTCATTTACTATTTTAAATTAGGCTTGGCCCTGTTGTCCGTGAGGATAGCAGGGCTTTTTGTTTATCCCCTCCCGGAGCATGTCCGCTCCTTCTCCCCGTCTTTCCTTATCTTTGTGCTATAAACATTCAACAAAACACATATTCATCACAATGACAACAGTTAGCAACTTAAGCGAGCTCCAACAGCGTAGTGAGGAGCTCCAGTCGCAAGGCTACGAGGCCGTTCTGCCTGGCGCGTTCTGTACGCCCAAGCAGGGAGGTAGCAGCGTGTTTTCGTGGGGCGAGTACGTTCACCAGAAACTCACGGCTTCGGCTACCATGACCGGAGCAGAAGGTAATGCGGCAAGACGGGAGGTTTCCGCCGTGTTCGGGTCGTCGGGCGGCGAGAACAAAGCCAAACCCGAAGGTGTAGGCACGCCTGGACTGGGATTCATGGAATGGGGATTGGGCAACCGACTGCCTAACCTCGTGTATCTGCTCTCCAAGATGTCGCCCTTTCCGGCAGCGGGAGTGGATTTCGTGAAGAAAATTCTCGTTGGCCGTGGTCCTTCGCCCAAGTATCATTATACGCAGTATGTCGGTGGCAATATCACCGAGAAGTCTATCTCCTATGCTTCGGCTGGCACTCTGCTCCGCGGACAGATAGCCGACCTCAAGGCTAAGGAAAAGCAAATGTCAGAATCGGAAAACCAATCTTCACAATCTGAAAACCAATCTTCACAATTGGATAATCAACTCTCACAATTGGCGAACAATTCTGAGAGTGAAGACAGCGAGGAGATGAAGTCGCTCAAGGCGGCACTGAAAGAATGGAAACGCACCAATGAGGAGATGCAGGCGTTTGTCGATAACAACGACCTCCACAAGACCTACCTTGAGATGGCAGGCGATATGTCGCTCATGTCGCAATGCTTCTGCGAGTTGCAGCTTAACCAACGCCAGTTGGACGAGAATGGCCGACCCGTGCCTACGTCGCAATGGAACCCGAAGATTGTCGGCATAAAGCCACGCTCGGTGTTCACCACCCGACTGGAGCGCATGGATAGTCAGTATCGCATCAACTATGCCTACCTCTCTAACCAGTGGCTCGACTCCACTCAGACGCTCTCCGAAACCGACCGTCGCATTGCCGCCGTGCCTTATCTCGCAGCCGACACAGCCGTCTCCGACCTCAACCGCCATGTGCGTGAGGCTCGCCAACAGCGAGTGAGCCGCAAGAACCGACCAACGCGCTTCATCATGTCGCCACGCGACTTCGGCGGGCCTTACTATGCCGATGCCCTTTGGCACAGCATCTTCGCCGGAAGCATCTTTGAGTATGCCTTCACCATCGTTGACGACCGTCTCACTCGCAAGCGCAACAGCAACATCATCGGTCGCGTGATCTACATCCATCAGGAATATCTCAAGCAGCTCTACACCCAGCAGGGCGAAAACAAGAGCAAGACGATGGCACAGATACAGCAGGAGGTTTTCACTGACATCAACCGCTGGCTGTCTAATCCCGACAACGCAGGTCAGGCTCTTATCTCTGCCGTGTTCACAGGCTTGGACGGCAAGGAGCACAAGGCTTGGGAGATTGTGGAGATTGAGACCAAGGCCAACTCGCAAGCACAAGCCGAGAAGACCGAGCTCCAGGAAATATCATCCATCATCTTCTTCGCCATGGGCTTGGACTCGAAGCTCATCGGCAACACCCCAGGCGACGCTACATCATCGGGCGGCACCGACCTCCGCGAGCGTTTCCTTGTGAAGCAAATCCAATTCGCCCCATTGCAGCAGCTCATGCTCCGACCTTTGGAGGTGATAAGCAAATTCAATAAGTGGGACCCGCACCTGGTGTGGCAGATTGACCGCGAAGTGCTCACCACGCTGGATAACTCGAAAACGGGGGTGACGAAGCAGGAATAGTAAAGAACAAATGATATAGAGAATGATAGCACTGAATAAGATATATAATGAAGACTGCCTCGAAGGAATGAAACGGATTCCAGACGGGAGCGTGGATTGCATCGTGTGCGATTTGCCGTATGGTGTCCTCAACAAGCAGAGCGAGGGAGGAGGATGGGATAGTATTATTCCACTTAATTCTTTATGGGAACAATATCAGCGCATTACAAAACCCAATGCAGCTATAATCCTATTTGGACAGGGTATGTTCACGGCAAAGTTGATGATGAGCAACGAGAAGATGTGGCGCTATAATATCACTTGGGATAAATGCCGTACAACTGGCTTCTTGAACGCAAAGAAGTTGCCATTAAAGCAAACGGAGATTATTTCCGTTTTCTACAACGGACAGCCAACCTATCATCCACAAATGCGCAAATGTCTTCCACATGAACGTAATCATAGCAGAGGAAAGCAAGAGAAAGAGCAAACTAACAGATGCTACGGAAACTTTGGCAAGGCAGATGATGTTATAACTGACGAAAAATACCCAACTGATATTGTCGTATTTCAGAGGGATATTCACAATAGTTTCCATCCCACCCAGAAGCCTGTCGCTCTCATTCAGTATCTCATTCGCACCTACTCCAACGAGGGCGACCTCATCTTGGACAACTGTATGGGTAGCGGCACCACCGCCATTGCAGCCATCCGCGAGAAGCGAAACTTCATCGGCTTCGAGCTCAACAAGGAGTATTACGACAAGGCTTGCAAGCGCATCAAGTTTGAGCAAGCGCAGCTTACGCTGTTCTGACAACTCAAAAATGGATAATCTCTAATCGGCTTGCCGATAATTCAAAATTCAAAACTCAAAATTCGCATGATACTATCAACCATCAATGAGCTTCGGCTCCACATCCCCAGCAACGCCATCGACGAGATCAGTTATCTTCAAGGCATACTCGACAACAGCGAGAAAGATTTTCTGCGCGACAAGTTGGGCGACTCGCTCTACAACCGATTGTGCGAGTATTATCAGACCGTTTCGCCCGACGACTTCTATATGGCAGTCAGCAACGGTGAACACACTCAGCAGCCCTGGATGCAACTCCTGCTTATGGCACAGCGCATGGTGACATACGATGCCATGTCGCGCTTCGCCTACACACAGGCTCTCTCTATCAACGGCACCGGCATCAACGTAGCGTCGAGCGAAGACTACGGCACGGCATCCCAAGACCTGCTCGACAAGGGCGTGCAGGGCTATAAGCGTGAGGCAATGGTGTCGCTCAATCAGATGCTCGTAATGCTTGAAGGCTGGGCAAAGGATTGTGTTAAGAAAACAGCCCAAAGCGTACCGAATACCGACAATAGTGTACCGAAAACGGACGAAAGTGTACAAACGTCCGAGATTGAGGAAATCACGAATCTCTGGAAAGAGAGCACCTACTACTACCTTCACCACGACCTTCTCATTGCCACATGTGCCGACCTTCAGCAATACCTCGACATCTACGAGAGCCGTGAGAAGTTCATCCGTCTTCTGCCCGACCTCCACTTCATTCAAGACGAATACATCAGTGAGGCTATTGGCGAGGACACGGTGCAGCGTTTGCTCCACACCGACGACCCCAACGACAAGCCACTCCTTCGCAAGGTACGTCGCCTGATGGTGGCTCACCTCGAAGAACGCACAACAATTCTCACTATTGACAAGGCACGCCGAGCTGCTGCCCACAACGAAGCCATCGCCCTACGCACCTCGGTGCTCCGGCTCATGGAAATGCGCAAGGCAGCGGATGCTGCCAACAACCCCCCAGACAAGCCCTCAACCAATGCCACCGACTCAACAAGCAAAGGCTACGAAAATAACCAGCCAGACAGCAAAATATTCGTATCGCCATTGCTGTATTAGTATTTCTAAGGCTTAGAAAAGCTCAGTAAGACCCATTGTAAAAAGCAACACTATGGAAGAAATAATCCGCATTTTGACCCCTGCCCTCTCCGCCCGTATGCTCACCTCCGAACAGCGTGAAGCCTTTGAGCGTGGTCTGACTCTTCTTGAGCAGAATCCACGGGCAACGTCGTTCGTAAAGGAGAGCCGCCGTTTCCGCGACTACCATCGTCGTGTGCGTCAGCTCCTCACCTATCTGCAAACCATACAAATCTCTCGCACGGAGATAAAGCGTCACGTCGGTCGCCCCACCCGTGAGGAACAGGCTCTCTATGCCGAGCAGCAGAAGGAGAAGGCTCTTGAGGAAGCGCGTCGCTCGCTCTTCCCCGACCTAAAGCCCGACCTCACCTTGCAGCCCCTTACCTACGGCGGCATCGTAGCCAACCCTAACGGCGAGACCATTGCGTCCACCATGCCCAACCTCATGCAGCTCCGACCGTTCCTCTCCGAACGTCTGCAAGAGCAAGTCAACACCGTGCGCTCCTTGCGCAATGAGATGGCAGCAAAGGCAGAGCAAGCCAAGACCATGGCCGAAGCCAATGAGAAGGCTGGCCGACCTATCTACACCGAAGAAGAGATTGCCATTCTCGCCACCCGTGCCGTGAAGATAGAAAGCGACATCCTCCCTCGCATCTACATCAACGTAGACCGCGAAATTGGCGAGGCTTACCTTCGCCTATCCCCACGCACCGGCGACCCCGAATACATCGCCCGAATAGAGAAGGCGTGCAACGTTCCCCCGCAGAATCTACGCGCTCAGTTCCGTCCCTTCTATGACAAGGCGCTCGCCCGTGACCCTCTCTTCGCCCAGTCGGTAGCCGACAAGATAGCCAACGACCGCCCCGAAGTGAAAGCCGCCCGTGACGCAGCAGCCAAGCACAAAGCCGAAGCCGACGCTCTCATCAAATACATCATGCGTAAGGACAAGCCCAGCACCAAGGCAAGAGTAAAAGGTCTAACAGAACGCATAGCCAAGCTCCGCAAGGAATACAGCGACATTGTGAGCGAGGACGAGATAAAGGGCTTCGAGGCAATCTTGGAAAAAGTAAAAAGTGAAGAACGATAAGACAATGAAAAGAGATCCTTTTGACATGTTGAAAGACCTCTGCATAGAAGCCTGCCATGAGCGCAAGGCTTGTGCTGAAGGATATAAGCAAATGGTAAAATCAGGCAACATTAGTCAGATAATGGCTACATGGCGTGCCAATTGGGAGGATGTGGTGGATAGCAAGTATGCCGACATAATACGAACCCAATTGCCAAAGATATATCCTATCATTAAAGCCGATATGAATGCTGCGGGCATTTACCTTAACGAATGTCCCAGGAGCGCACAAGAGTTCGTGCTTGTGATTGTAACGGACACAAAGAACGTGGTGAAAGTGTTTGGTTACTCCAATGCTTATATATTAGGGGAGTGCAAAGTCTCTGCTTACGATCATTCACAGGTATATAATTCCAAACACAACGCATTGGTAACACTATACGACTATTCGTATGGAAAGATATTTGCAGGCAAAGTAGTAGCGTTAGGACACTCCAACCTCTCTTGTATGTGTGAAGCTATTGTCGACGGTCCAGTGAAGTGTATGGCTTATGGCGGTACGGTGGTGGCTCGCAAATATCGTAAGATAGAAGCATATATTGACGCTGTGGTGTATAGCCAAAGCAATTTTAACATAACTCTTTGCAACGATGCAAAAATAGTAAACTTAAAAGAATATGAACAGCAAACTGACTATACTTGCCAACAATAAGCCGTTGTCTATTCCCGACGACTTTTCTATCTCGGTAGAGTTGAGCAATCCTTTGTTCAACGACGTTGAGATGTTCTCCTATCCCGTAGAGCTGCCGTTTAATGGCAACCGCCATTTTCTGCGTAATATCGACGACCCCAATTCCGACATTCGCCCCGTCAGCTACGAGCACACGCCTATGCAGATTATCGCCGACGGAGTACCTCTTGCGTCAGGTCCTGCTATAATACAGGAAGACGAGCAGTTAAAAGACGCACTCTCGTTAAGTATCGACGCAAGCACACAATCATTCTCCGACCTCATAAGCGACCTAAAGTGCAACGAGGTGCCGATACCGCAGAAATATCACGACCAGCTCTTGATAGGCGAGAAGATTGACGAAGTGAATGTCGCTGTGAACTATAGTACTCAGATAATTATTAAGTATCAAGGCAAAAAAGGAAACCAATCGTATGGCTCTGCAGGTTCAAGTACCACCACTGGCACATTCTCGCTTCAAGCTCTCGGCTTCTCATATCCTGCAAAATGTGAGGAAATTCCTAACACTACTATTCACGAAGCAGCCTTGGACGTTACTCGCACTTATCCCGATGGAAAAAGCTTGGTGTGTCCTAAGATAGAGGAGTCCTATATTAATGTATCTGACTCATATCCTACCAAACCTTTTTGCAATGCCCGTATCTGTTATGGTCATCACGACATAACAGCCGAAGGTGAAACCTCGGACGAATTGGTGAAGACATCCAAGTCGGCAGATAAACCGGGTGAGATGTTTGAAGACAGAGGAAAGATATGGGCGTTGGAAGCCGACCGTCCGCAATCGGGTATATGCTTCTATCTATTGTTCTTCCTCGACTGCCTGTTTGAACATCTTGGTGTACAGTTCGACAACAAGGCTCTGACAGCCATTGGCGATTTTCGCCGTTTGGCTTTTTTTACCACCAAATGCGCCTACAACATAGAACCACTATATTACGGTGAGCTCTATAAAGAAACCGACGAAGCTGTGAAGGCTGGACTCAAGACCACTAAGGACGTGAAAGTGGGCTTTTTTCATAAAAAGGCGAATAATGAAAAAGAAGTTGCCAATTTGTTTGATGATGTAAACCTATGGTTATCGTCGCGTGGCTGTGGCGGTAAACTGAAACTTGATAATCCTCGCGACAAGTCGTTGCAGCAGGTAACGTATTATCCGGTAATCTACGACATTGTGGAATCTACCGATGCTCGCTTCCCTGACTCAAAAGTAATGAAACGAGAGGTGAAACAAAAACTATCGGACACTTCTACTACCGAGACCGTAGGTCGAAATAATATTGCCAGCATCACTGCTCGCTCTACTATCACAAGTGCCGAGATGTATGCAAGCATCTTCCGTATGTATGCCAACGAGCAGAATTTCCCTGCCGAGTCGGTGTCGGATGTAATCAGCTCGCTTGAAAACCAGTTCGGCATAAAGTTCTATTACGACTACGAGCAGAAGAAGGTAACGGCTTATCTCATCCGCGACGTGTTCCGCAAGCAGAGCGATGCTCCTCGCACATTCCATGCCGAAATGCTCTCCATGGTTCCAATAACGGAGAAGATAACTGGTGTGCGAGCAGGCTATTCTGCCGAGAGCGAAAGCAAAGAGCAAAAAGACAATATCAAGAATGCTATCAAAGACTATAATACCGACTACGACTACATCGAATATCCCAAGGACCGCACCGTGACGAGCCTAAAGTATGACGAGATTATACATCAGATACACAACGGACAGATGAAACTCTTTATCGACCTGCAGACGGGTAACAAATATCGTGTGAAGATTGATTCTGATTTCTCGTCAGTTGACGATATGAAACCGCGATTGTTTGAAGTCGGTCAATATAAGGGAGTGGAAATAGGCGACTGCTCGACCTTGAACGAAGACTTTGTAGTGGAGATGAAGTCAGATTTTGTGCCTGTGGGAATGGTAGATATTAACTACTATAAGACCATTGATGCCAACTCTTCTACCGACTGCTTCACAGACTCGACCCAGCAACCTACTTCGGGCACCGACATTGAAGGCAAAATGGTTGTGGGAATTAATGAGAAAGATATGCAGAATATCTATGCCGCTTTTATCGACGAAGATATGGAACATGAGTTTATTACTCAGTACATAAAAAATCCTATTTCATCGTTGGTTGCCGACTTCTATCTTACCGAAGAACTCTCGTTGCGTGAGAGCTATGACCCCTCATCCACCGATGACGGTAACTCGCCCCTACAGTCGTATGATTGGGGATTATCTATCGCTATCATGCGCGGTGGCGGTGTAGACTCAAGCCATGAAGCCTATGACTATGACTATGACGGATTCGGCAACTCGAAGTGGCGCACAACTGTAGGCGAATATGCTATGACTACGGATAGCGTAGATTGCTATGGCAACGTGTATGATTATAATGGTGTTGAGCCAGGCATCGGCAACGAGGAGCGTTTTTCACTAAAGCCACGCGCCTGGGTGCAGCCAAAATGGGCAAGTTCGCCATTGGTGGTTGACGATCCTTTGATTAAAAATCGAGGCTATGTAGATACTTGTCTGATTGACTATATCTACTTTCTCTTGAACCGCAAAAAATATCACATAGAGTGTATTTGCTCCGTAGCGCAGATAGTTGACATTCAGAACCACTGGAAAGAGTGGTGGAATATTGACGGCAAGAAATGCCTAATAAACAAGGTAAATGCCGACATCACCGCAAAAGATGGTCTGGGTAAGGTAGAGCTCGTTGTGTATAGTCTTTAATTCCGTTTACACCTTATTATTATATATATATGGCACGATATATTAAACTTTCTTCGGGCTCGATATTGAATGGTAGTCCTATAACTTTTGAAATTGGTCCAAATGTAGTGGCAGGAGGCAACTTGTCGTTTCACCGCGTAGTGTTGGAAATTCGATGTGGTATCACAGGCAGCAACTATATCACTATCAAAATGTCGGCACCCGTATTGACCGAAACCGTAAGCACCACGGTCAGCATCGACATATCGTCGGCTCTGCGAACATTCCGTGATGGTTATGCCTATGCAGCCGACCAAACAATTTTCCCACTGGTAAAATTCTCTATTGGAGCCTACGACGAGTATATGCAAAATGGTGAGGTACATTCTTATCAGGGCAAAGTGCTTTACCCTAACGATGACAAGGTGTTTAGTACCATCTTTGGTTACGCTTCGGATATAGAGCGAATGAAATCGAACGGTTTTTTGAATATCACAAAACTGTCGCGCAAACCTACAACTGCGCCTCATTTGGCTTTCGTAGGCGAAGAATTTGCCTATCCTGTAGATTTTGCCAAGCCACAGTCATTGCTTGACAGCAACGACCTTGAGCAACCGCAATCGAAGATAGAAACCATTGTCACCGAAGGATTGCAGACTATTGGCTCACAATCCGTCTATGCCTTGCCTGCATCTGAGTCAGGACATCGACATATATTCCGATTTATCAATTCCTTCGGCATGCTTGAAAGTGTTAGCATCCCTGCAGCATATAGCAAGAAGATAGGATATACAGCGTCGCGCTATATTGCTACCCGACAAGAAACTTTCAATTCTTTTTCTCGCTCGGCAGTGCGCAAAGCCTATAATCAGGAAACGTGGCTCTATATGACTGATCCTCTGACCGAAGAGTGGCAGCGATGGTATCTGCATGAGTTCTTGATGTCGGAACATGCGTGGCTACTTGTGGATGATGTATATGTGCCTTGCACTATATCCGTTGACGATGAGATAACTTATATTGATAATCTGAAAACCGATATGCTTTCTCTCTCGTTCTCAGTTGAGCTCGATCTTCATGCTTCGCCCATCATACACTAAACATTAAAAAGCGGAACGCTGTTTGAGTGCTTCCGCTTTTTTAATGTCCGTATGGCTTTATGGCTTTTTTCTATCTTTGTCAATGATAATAATACAAAAATAGAAATGACACAAGCAACAGCTAAAGACTATTGGATTTCGAGCAATGCGCTATTCATAGAGCGCAATGCTCTTGATAATCCCGACTATATCCAGGCATCGTGCGTGAGCGGTGCCCAAATACTTGTGTATATCAAAGACATCATACCTTATGATGCCGGACACAACTATCGTAGATGGAAGTTGCAGGCTGCACCTACTGTCTTCAACACCCACAGCGAGAAATATATCTATGTTGCCATTCCTCGCTCACTTGATTCGAGCAAAGCTGCACAAGTGGTTTTTCCGTCTGAAGAGATTGACATCTACGGCAAGAACGTGAAGGAGGAACAGATTGGTGACGAGAAATACTATTATATATTTCTGCAAGGCATCCTTACCTCGTCGGGTGACAATGGCACTACACCACGCGATTGGAAAAAAGGCTATGAGATAGTAACAGGTTATTTGTCTTCAGACGAAGCCTTGGCATCATCCAACCTGCAGTCGGAATGGTATGAGTATAACAATGTGAGTCAGATTGTAACCTTACTCAAGGATCTTACCATGAAGCCTGGCACTAAGTTTCGCCAGCTCTATGCTCAAGCAATCAACATACTGCAGGGTGGCGCATTGCAGTTTGAGAATCAAGGTTCTATCTCCGGTATTGCCGACAATTCTACTCCATCCACCGCAACCGACCAGATAGCTACACCAAAATATGTAGATGATCGCACTATATCTAAGCTCCACAACGATACTGCCAAAGCTGTTGTCACTTTCCTACAGAAGCAGATATTCCGCAACGGAATGAGCTTAGGCAATGGTGAGAACTACGTGAATGGCAATGGCGATGCGAATCTGAGTGATGTTATCGTTGACCGAATACACGACAAGAATAGTACACCTTCGGATAGAGTAATCATCGGAGCGCAAGGCTTCGACCTTTACATGGGCGATGATGGTAAGAGCCACCTCTTTGTAGATTATCTGACCGCAAGAACGAGGATGTTCGCTTCGAGCGTAGAGATACGCAAGGTGAGCTATTCGGGCGGAACGACTATCTTCAGTAATGCTGGCTCGCAGATAGCTAAGGTTAGCTATATCTATGACGCAGCGAAAGAGAAGGTAATCGCATATAAGTGCTATGCGGTTGCCGATGACGGCACTACAAAGACCATGAACTGGTGGCACGTTGGCATGATGGCTCTCTGTCAGACCTTTAATGTGAAGGAAGGAGAATCAGAAAAACTTGCCAATAGATACTACTGGCGTTTGGTTGTAGGTGTGGGGCAGGAGACGATAGAGGGAAAGCTCTACGATTATGTAGTGTTATCCAACTTGCAGACCTTCCACGGCAACGACAACGTGATACCGTATTCCAATACTGGCGCACAGTTCGGCAACGGCTTCCCTATAGCCTTTGGCGCAACACTGGTAAGCACTACTGGCGATATGGAAATGAAGAGCCTTGCCTACATATTCCAAGACCAAGAGGGCAAGACTACGGACGACAGTAATACGGCTATTGCGGACAGGGTATTCTATGGCTACGAAACCGTGGACGGTGACAGCGAGCCTGATGCCCCACAAGCCTATGACGTGATAGTACAGGCTGGCGATCAGATAGAGTGGAAGAAGTACGGCAATGTCATCAAGCTCTCAACTTCCACAGAAGACAACGCTACGGATAATGCCCCTGCCATAACAATGTACCACAAGATGGGTGCTCCGAATGCCACTGGAGATACCGACGAGAACGGAAATCCTGTTATTAATCCGTATCTTTGGCGGACTGTCACGGCTGTCATATCTCCAGGAATAGTGATGTACAACACGGACATATACAAGCTGTTTCAAGGCACTCCCGACAATATTGTAGACCCTATTGTTGTAATATTTGACATCATCCCGTCCGCACAGTACATAACAAGGCATCCTGTCAGCAGAACCACTACCCCGTCAAACATAACGTTCAGGGTGAGGAGACGTACAGGCAATGCCGTGGACTATATAGACAACGCAAAGATTTATGCCTGTATCAACGGCAGCGAGGAGGGAACGTTGCTCTCAACCAAGCAGCTCTCTGACCTTGGCACAATATACGACATGAATTCTGTAAGCCTTTATGCTACTGTCAATGCCGTGGAAGCAGGGAAACCGTATGACAAGCGTGTTGCGGAATTGGATATTCCTGTCCTTACAGACGGTGATAAAGGTATAGATGGCACGGATGCGCTCGAAGTTACTATCAAGAATGCTCCTTTGGTCTTCGACACGAACGATAATGGTGTTGTCAGTTCTTCGGCAGTACAGACAGCAGAGATATGGATAGCAAGAGAAGGAAAGAATGTTATTACCGACATTAAACAACCAAGCATAACAGGCAGTTTGAACTTTACGATTGGAAGCGATAACGCAGTTATCCGCAAGACTTCGGAATGCTTACAGATTATCTTGAAGGGCATTGGTATAGCTAAAGAGTCGGTAAATGGTAACTACGTTAGCAAGACGAGCGGATATGTGGTAGTGTCGTTCAACGATGGCACTAACCCGTTTCAGCGACAGATACTCTTTAACGTCAATGTTGCGAGATTCAACAGCTCTGTTATTCAGACAGCTAAGCTTTATGAACGGAAATACACAGAAGTTAGTAACAAATATGATGCTCTACCCGAAGAAGTTAGAAACAAGGAAAGCTTTACTGAGTATAATAGCGCAATCAAGCAGACCGCAAGAGGAATCTCCCTTAGTGTAACTGAGCAAGCAGCAAAGAAACGCAACCTGCTCATTAATTCAGATTTCGCAAGAAACGAAGGATTTTATTTCCCTAAGTTGGCTTCAAAAGCTATTATCGAGCGATTGAGCGGATATGAAGGTGAGAATTGTGTTCACACCTTCGCTTCAACGGTAGGGGCAATTCCTGTTTTGACTTGGGGAGGTAACGGTAATGTTTCTCCTAACATTCCTATAATAGTTGGCAAGAAGTATACTATCTCTTGTTGGGTCAAGGTGTCTAACTTGTCATCCGTATTATGTATCAAGGTGTTCAAACAGCAGAGCTTGACGGACAGCGTAGGTACAGACACAATGCTCGACACACAGTACCCCTTAGACGCTAAAAACACATGGCAACTCGTTACGACTACTTTCGAGGCTTCGGGCGACTATTCGTATGCCTCTGTGAGCATATTCGTCCGACCTACTGCGAATAGTCGTGTTGACAGTTACATTTGCCGACCTATGCTTGAACAAGCCGACTCGTACAACGGTTGGACTCTTGCCGAGGAAGATTACGTATATCGTAACGGCAACATGCTTGACAATACACGCTACCTTAATACAGGTGGCAACCTGATTACTGTGGGCACTATCTACAATAATGTCAAGGATAATTGTAGTATGAGCGAAGCAAGCGTAGATATGGTGACTACCGAAAGAAGGACTGGTACTCTCCTTCGATACAAGCTCCCTCTCGAAGCCTATACCGACTATGTGCTTTCATTCTACATTCGCAGCAAAGACATTGATAGCAAGCAAAACGTTATCTGTACAATTATTCAGGATAGTGGTGTATTCTTTGCCGAAGCGTTAATGCAAAAAGAGAAAGAAACCGTAGGGATTCTCTCCAACTACACTTCGTTGAATGGTAACACCACAACTTCGGGTTATGTGTCGTTTTCTTCTATTCCTACAGAATGGACGAAGGTGTCCTATCATTTCTCACTCAATACTAAGAATACCGCACAGTCTATTAGTATTCTCGCCTATGCGCAGAATGGCGCAGGCACATTGCAGATATGCCAGCCGAAGCTCGAAAAGGCGGTCACAAACACAGCATGGACGGAAGCAAAACAAGACGTAGCCTTCAAGGATAAGTATAAGCGAGCAGGCATAGACCTCGATTCAGAAACTATCCGACTGAGTGCCGAGCGAACCATCATAGATGGCGACATGTACCTAAAGGGAATCCTCATTGAGAATACTGCCGAGCCAGTTAAAGCCGACTTCTTCCCTATCGTGTGCGACTTGAAGCAGAATAAGTCTATAGCTGTAGGAACATACACAGGTACGGAGAATTATGGTACAGGTAGCGAGAACAAATTTGTCGTTCTACCTATGTTTGACGACACCTCTTGTATCAACGAACATGGCAAAGAAACCATTGTTGCAGGATTAAAAGAGTCTGGTGTAAAGCTATCCATCTTCTCAAAGTATAATCCGAACGTGGCAAAATGGGCAACAGCAAAGAGATATAGATACTTAGATACCGCCGAAGTATGGGGAATGCCACCTTATCGCATATTGCATGCTGCTATTACTGTAGTGTACGCAGACCCTCGTATTGCTTTTAAGAAGAATTATTTCGATTTTACAAATGCAAGCGATGGAACTACAAGTGTTTCTGCGACTATAAAGCCACAAGGAGACGGTTCGCCATCATACAATGCGAATCAAGGTTATAAACATGGCTGCTTCGTTTGCAATGGTCGTAGAGGTCGTATGCTCTTGCTTATGCCAGGACAAACTCTCCATATTACTTCCTCTATCGAAAAATGGAATGGAGAAAACGTCTTGATGTGGTACATTGATAATGCAAGCGAGTTCGTCCCTGTTAGCAAACAGGTTATATTTGAACGAGATAGCAATCAAAAAGATTACACGTACACTTGGGTAAATCTTGGCTACACAAATAGCGACCAAAGCAACGATTCTTCGTTCCCTGGAGATTTCGTAAACAATGATACTAATCTCGTTTATGAAGATGTGCTCTTTGCTCCTCCTCAGTTATCACGAGATTATCCTGCATCAGATGAATGGGGAATGGATAAGGTGCAATCAGGGGAAGCTTTAACCATACCTCTATTCTAAAAAAATAGTATTAAAATAAACATTACGGCTATGGATATAAATAGCATAGGAACAAAGGTTGAGAACGAAGGCTCTACCATGGACGGAAGGCTGTATGCCGATGAGTTTAATTGCGTGGTGGACACTATCAAGGACAACAAGGAGGCTATAGAGAACTTCAAGGTGGACACCATTACAAACTTGGATATTGAGGAACTTTTCAAATGAGTATAAACTAATAAATTTGTAAATTATGACAAAATTTTTAGACAAAGACGGACTGGTTCTTTATGACCAGAAGATAAAGGCGATTATCAAAAAAGCACAGACCGCTGCCGACAACGCACAGTCTTCAGCTAATACCGCCAATACCGCTGCGGCACAGGCTAAGAGTGCGGCACAGGCGGCAAGCATTGCGGCACAGACGGCACAGACAACAGCCGACAAAGCCCTACCAAAGAGTGGAGGCAACATGACAGGAGCGGTAAACTGGACAGGTACAAGTTCTCTCACCGAAGGCACTACTATTGATAAGTCAGGAGTGACTACCCCTAAATTCGTAAGAAAAAACGGCAAATCCACACAGATACTCATGGCTGACGGCACTGTCAAGACTGTTACGGCTTCTGGAGGAATGGCACAGGCTGGCATGATACCTATGCTCGACTCTACAGGACGCATTCCGCTCGCACAGCTCGGCAATGTGGACACTACACTCTTTGAAGTGGTAAAGTCTCTCCCCACATCAAACATCAAAAGCCATATATACCTCGTGGAATCTGCTGATGAAGAGCAAAACAGGTATTCGGAGTATATATATACTGGCGATGTCAGTGCCACATACGACGAGACCAAGTGGGAAAAACTTGGCGACATGGACTATCAGATAGACCTCGATGACTATCCTACCAAAGCGGATGCTGTCGGCTCGGTGGAGTTTAATACCAACAACGGGGGTCTCGGACTTGTGGTAAATAAATGTGACGGCAGAGGCTTCACGTATACGATACCCACCGCCACCACCTCGCAAAACGGTGTGATGACGAAATCGCAAGTGAGCAAGCTCAACGGCATAGAGGCAGGCGCAAACAAGTATGTGCTACCGCAAGCGACTACAAGTGTGTTGGGAGGGGTGATGACTGGCACCACAGTAACACTGATAGAAGACCATCTGGAGATTAACGACAATGAGGTCAAGATACCGATAACGGAAATCGAGGCTCTGTTCAAATAACGACTAAGTAATGTGCAAAAAAAATAACTTCCGCAGAAAATCTGCGATCAAGAGCCTTTTATGATTTGGCAATTGAGCTAAACATAAACTGCAACAGAAAAAATGCGGAAGTTATTTTTTTAACATTACTAAACTATGCAGATTACGAAGAATTACTAAACCTTATAAGTAAGGCATCACAGATAGTAGTTACCTACACATAGATAGACACCCCATGGAACAAATTTTAATACATAAAAACTATGGAAAAATATTTAAGCTATGATGGTCTAAAGCTTCTGATAGAGAAGATAAAGACTGCACTGAACGGCAAGTCAGACACAGGGCATACACACAGTGCCGTGACAACAAGTGTAAACGGTTTTATGTCTACCACTGACAAGGCAAAACTTGACGGACTGAACACATATTATGTGTCCAGTGCCACAACGGCAATGTTTGAACAGTCAGAGATGCAGTCAAGACTTGTAAACCTCCGCTTCCTTGCATACTGGAATGGCGCACACTCTGGAACAGCGTCAAACCTCGCATATTGCAAGCAGGGAGCTTTCGGTACTATAATAACAAAGAGCAGTGATGACTATATACGGAAGATAACAAAAGGAACGCACGAGCTTGCCTCTTATCTAAAATACTCATATTCTAATATCGAATCAGGCACAACTCAAGTATTGACCAGTTTTTCACTTTCTGTTTATAGTGGTTCAACTCAACAAGGGCATCTGTTTCTGAGTAAGACATCAGCATCACTTGGAACGTCAACATCAAAAATAAATTTTGGAGTCAACAAAATACAATTTACTGTAGGTAATACTACCTACACTCTGAATGCTGCAAAGGCAAAAGAGTTGGGGGTATTAAGTTAAAGATAAAGAAAGGGACAAGCACTATGAAAGCAAGCAACAGATTAATTGAGAAAATTAAGGAATTTGAAGGCTACAAATCAAAAGCTTACCGATGTCCTGCTGGAGTGTGGACTTGCGGTTATGGACACACACGCAAAGTTACAGCCCATACCTCCTGTACTCCTGCAAAAGCAGAAGAATGGCTTTTTGACGACCTTAGCCCAATCGAAATATTTCTTTCGGCATCTCCTCATTTCACGAAGACCCAAGGACGTTTCGATGCCTGTGTAGATTTCTGTTTTAACCTTGGTCTCGCAACCTTCCGTAAGTCTACACTCTATCGACTCATTCTTCAGTCAGCTACAGACGAGGCTATTCTAAACCAGTTTAGCCGCTGGATTTATGCAAATGGTAAACCTTTAGAGGGTCTAAAGAAGCGAAGAGCTTTCGAGTGCCAATGTTGGCAAGAATAAAGAATAAAGAATAAAGAATAAACAATAAAAACACAAAAAAACCGCTCTTCATCCTCGCGGACCAAGAGCGGCAATAACATTTTAAATACTTTACAGAATATGTTTTCTAATAAAATACTTTGCAAAGGTACAATATTTTTTTGGTTCTTGCAAGAACTTGTCTTTAGTATGTTAACATCGGTCCTGTATCGCGGCCTGTAAACGATATGTTGATATTGCGGGCATAGTCGCCGTTCTTTTCCGTCATTTCGTCAACGTGTAGCGTCACACGGAACGTCTTTCTTCCGTATTCGTCGCCCTTATCAAGAGTTTTTATCTCTGCCCAAGCTCCTTTTACGGGCTGGTTGTTCTTCCAAGTGCTTAGTTCGTGCTTCTTGTATTCGGGTCGCCACTGCTCCTTCCATCCCTATACCGAACCGCTGACTTCTGCAATCTGATAACGGCCGTCATACATGTCGTCAGCAGGGGCATTGTAGACGATAAAACTGATAGTGTAGTAGTCGGTTTTGTAATTACCTACCATTGGGTCGCTTTCAAGTCCGAACGATCCCATGCTATAGGTATGGGTATAAGACAACTGATGTACGGGCTTCTCTTTGAGAATTTTTGCATACGGCGATTCAACTGGCACATATTCCTCCTCACCATCGTCACCACTACTACAGCTCGTCATACTCGCGCCCACAGCAAGCAACATGGCTGTCATGAGCAAAAAACTGAAAATCTTTTTCATACTTTGATATTTTTATACGTTAGTACTTTTGTAGGTTTATATTTTTTAATTACCGGATGAACCTAAAGAAACAGATGTGTTTTTCATATCATTAGTCTTCTCCATGTGAAGGCTCCCGTCATCCGGTTTATCCGATAATGGCTCACACCCTGGCGACAGCGGTGAAATGGAGACTTAAAGGTAGACAGGCACACGGAGGCTTTAACATTTCCCACGGTAGGCACAAAGCGCTTGCCGTAGGATTTTCATTCTTCGGGCAGGAGCACCACACCGACGCGAACCTTTGCGCCACAATGAGGGCAGAAGGTGGTGGTGTTAACTGCAGGCTCTGCGTCGGGAATCTGAACAACGGTATTTTTAATGTCGCGAGCTTCCGTATTTGTTGAATCGGATTCTTTCCCCTCCTCTTTCTCTTTGTTGGAAAAAGATAATGTTGTTTCTTCCTCGTCGGTTGGGAAGAACATGTCGCGAGGGTCTATATCGAGAGCCATTGCTATGCGGTATATAGACGCTGTTGTTAGCGATTTGTTGCGCAAGAATTGTGCCATCGACTGCGAACTCATACCGCAGGCTTCGGCAAATGCGTTTGTGCCTAATCCCATTTTCTGCATGAGCTTGCGAAGATTAACTTCTGATTTTGGTCTTTTTTCTATTTCCATAATTGAACAAGTATATACATTTATTTGTTATTCGCTTGCAAAGGTAATAATTTTATTTAATAATACCGAGTTTTTGGTGATAAATATATTTATTTTTAGTAAAAACAAGCGCTTTCGAATGATTTTTTGAGTGTTTTGAGGGAATATTTAGACATTAAATAGCGTATTAGAATTATTCTTTCGCCCCTATAAATAGTTAATTATCAATGTTTTAGCTTATCTGCTAACCTATAAAAGCTTTCCCGAGAGGAGCACCTAAATAATTGATAATTAGAGCAATCGCATCCAGCAAACTTTCCTTGCAACTTCGATTCACAAGCGAGAGCGCCGCCGCACTGGGGAGCCTTGCGTGTACCCGCATGTGGTGTTCGGTTGCATATATGCAACCGACACCACGAGGACACCACGAGCCACCAGGGAGGACACCACGGACACCACCGACACCACGAGGACACCACCGACACCACCGACACCACGGACAC